TCCATTTGAACTATAAGCTTGTGATTCTCCGGTTAAATAAGTTGGATTTTCTGGACCAAATTTATTAACGGCAAACTGAGCAATATCTGGTGACAGATAAAAACAAGTTTTTAAACACTGTATAATATAAGGCTCCAATTCATTTCCTCTATCTGATGAAGATTCAACTCCTCCCCAATAATTGACAAAGTTTATTCCTGGGAAAAGCATGCGATAAAAACCAGAAAGCTTACTCCATCCAGATAATAATGAAAGTTCTGAGTTATTGATTCCAGAATAGGCGTTGCCGGTATTAAAATATCCATTTGTTCCTCCGTAAATTCCAGAGAAAAATGTATATGGATTTGCATAATCCTGAAAATTTAAACTAAGATTATAAGTAATTGTTGCAGTATATCCACTTGGAATAGTAATGTTTCTATCAACAAGACTAAATGCATATTTTCCTGTTGCATCTGTCCCACTTGAAGGGGAGACCATTAATCCCTGTATGACTAATCCCGCTGGATCAGCAATAGTTTCTGCCCCTTCGGTTGGTTGAGCTCCAGTGGGAATCGTCCATCCTCTATAAAAATTAATGCCGCTTGGAGTAAACTTTGTTCCGCAAGTTGACTGTGCAAGACTGCTTGTTGCATTACCCCCATTATGAACCCCACCAATTTCATAACCCTGCCATCCAATATATTGACCACTTTGAATATAAGTTCCGGTAGGATATCCTGCTGGGGGAACCCCAGTATATGTATTATTAAAAACTGGAAATCCTTTGTTTGGCAAATTTAAACCTGTAGAATTTTGTCTATTTCCATTGTTTCCTCCTGCTCCAGAACCCAAAGACAAAAACATGAAACAGCTTGCAAATGGATAATAGTATGGATAATTTAATCCGACGTTGGTAATATCATTGTCGAACCACTCAGTAGTTTCCACAAATTCCCTGTTTTTTCCAGCGCCTTTGTATAAATCTACCTTATACGAACCCTTTAATCCACAATTTAAACTTGATTTCATTATTTTTATTACACTTATTATAATTATCTTTGGCTAACAGTAAATCCATAAAGATCATAATAGATATTATAATCATCTTGACCAGAGAGCTGCAATACTTCTGTATTGTATTTTACTGAAAAACTAGACAAATTATATAAAATATTAGTTTTATCTTGATTAACTGGGTAAAAAGAACCACTTAATGAAGAACGAATGTCAGATTGATCAAATTGAATACCGGAAAAAGATCCCGATACAATCGTATTTAATAAACTTGCATCTGGATTACCACTAGCAAAGTCTCCGGAAAATACAAAGTATTGATTGGTGGAATCTGGCGCTGACGAAGTTATATCTCCAGAAATAACTATATAGTTTTGGGAATTATCAAATGGAGAACCCGTCACATAACCAGAAAAATTAATTTGAGCTATGTGCGCGCCATCACCATTTGGCCAAAAAATTCCACGAAAATCAGAAGAAATATTTGCATATTCATAATCTTTATAAAAAGATCCAGAAAAATCAGTGGTAATTTTTGCATATCTTAAACCAAGATAGCTATCAGAGTATAATGGAATACGAGGATTAGCTTGATTAGATATGATAATTGCGGGAGTATTAGTGAGTACATAGGGAAATGGCCAATTAAAATCGGCCACTGCCCCACCATGATTTGTACCAGCAACAATTGCTGCAATATCTTCGTTTGTTAAACTAGTTGGTTGCGGAGTTTTTCCAGTGTTTGGTTGTTGGAAAAAGTTAAATAAACCAAAAGTTCCAAAGGACATTTTCTATATTCTGCTAGAATAAAGCAATCCAGCCATATAAGTATCAACCTGATGTTCTGCTCCAACGGCAAGAACTTTATTTACTCTTGATTGATTTTTATCAATGGGATTTTCGCAATATTCTTGCATAGTTTTTTCCCAATTTTCGGGCTCTTCATTAGCCACAATAACATTGAGAATATCATTAACAACAGAAGCTTGGGTTTCCGAAAGTTTTTTAATTTTATATTTTTTCTTTAGGAAGCTAGAAATTTCTTTTTCAATACCTTGGGAAAGAATCATATTTTCCTTAAGCTTCATTAAACTAAAACTTGTTTTTGGCTTCTCTTCGCTGGCTTTTGAACCGATGGGAGAAATCTTTTTAGTTGATTGCGGAATACCAGTTGACCCCTGTGGGCGACCAGCATCCTGTTGTTTTTGTCCACCAATAAGTGGCGTATACAATCCCTGATCCCTTAATCTTTTATAACTCCTTTGTCTTTCTTCCATTTCGTCTGCATCCGCTTCTGGTAAACGATTGGTTTGAATTGCTTCAATTCCTTGTTCAGGAGTAAGAACGCCAATGTCAATCAAATGAGAATAAATCTTGGTATAGGATACATCATCAATAAAATTTTGATCATCATAATATGGCGTGGGGCAATTTTTAAAACCAAGAGATTTAGAAATTCTCTTTATCTCTGGAATCAAAAAGTGATTCAAGAATGCCATCTTCGCTTGCTCCAAACGCTTAACAAATATATCCATTTTATTTTGTTGGTTCGCAAACTTTTCTCCGCCCATAAATACGTTGTTTAAACCGATGTTAATATCTTTATCAATGATCTCGTATTTTTTTGGATCAAGTAATTCAGAAATTTTTGGAACAATAAACTCTGCCTTTGTTGTGTAATCCGCAACCAATACTCTTCCAACAGATTGATTGGCAAAGATACTCTTTAAAGCTTCTAAGTTTTTTTGATTTATGCCGCCCTTGTCAGGCTCTGTTCCTGCCGTAACCAAAAGAACAATTTGTTGCATTGTTCTGGTGATAGCCATATCAATGCGGCGCATTTCAATTTTTGCATTAATATCTTCTAATACTGGATAACCCATTGGCACAGCAAATGGTTCATAGTCTTGCTTTTTATAAAATACAATTTTAACCTTTTTGGTGTCAAGAGGGATATAAACACTGCGAACACCGGCTTTAATTTGGTCTTGGGTGAACTTAGGTAAACTATTAAATACTTCAATATCTTCTTCTGTTTGAAGATTGCGAAGTCTTGAAACTTCATACTCGGTCAAAACTTTATAATAAATACCATAGGAGAAATTAGCAGTGCCCAACATGTTAATATCAGCAGGATTTAAGATAATATATCTTGCTGGCATCTTCATTGGTTCCACCTCTAACTTCATTGGGACATCTTCAAGCAAAGGATTATTATTACCACTTTGACCTTTTGGATAACCAGTAGGATAACCCATTTGATCTCCATTGTCTAAAGCTGGATCACCCTTTGTTTTAGTCTTATCAGTTAAGAGTTCTTTGTTTTGTTCCATTACTGGATTACCAAAGTCTTTTCTTGCAGCAACACTCTGAACTAGCTTTTTAATATCCTTTACTTCTACATCTGCATCAAAGCGATAAATGAAAACATTTCCACTGCGGTAATATTCTCTAAAAAATTTGTCTTGCAAGTCCCAAATGTTAATTTTTGAAAATAGTGCTTCAAAAAAAGAACGGGATTGCTTGCTTCCACCCTTGTAATAAATGTCATCCACCGAAAATTCTGTCATCAAGTCAATGATGTTACGAAAAAGGGCATAGTTCCAATAGCATTTTTGGCAAAGAATAACTGCATCACGAATATCAACGGTTGAACTTGCAGGACCATAAATGGCATTTGAATTACGAAATGGAACAAGACCATTCTCAATGTTAACAAATCTATCTGTTCTTTCTATGCTACCTGCCACGTCTCTTCTTGTACCCCCAGATGGCGAAGAGGAAGCCTCAGAAACCATTTCTGGTAAAGATGCAGAGCTTTTATTCTTTTTAGTCGTTTTCTTTGTTTCAATAGATGATTCGCCCCCGTGAGATCCGGTCATTTGCAAATTATCTATCTTTTTATTCTTTTTTTTCATAAAATCTTCGATTACCTATTATAGGTATAGGGATTAGAATATGTTCCAAACAATCCCGTGATCCCATTATCATCAGGGAACCTTATTATTGTATAAATATACACATATCCATTGTTAGGAAAAGAGTATTGGTCTGATGGCCATCTGATGCCAGTCGCATTACCAGTAAATGAAAATAACGGCGGATCAGCAATATCGCTATAATTTACCCCACTATTCCTTACCTTCATTATTATAGATTTTCCAGTATAGAAGTTACTAAAATCAAAATTTATTATAGGCTGGTGTGCTCCCGCATTAAATTGTCCAGTAACTATCAGATTAAAAATGTCCAATCCAGAAGGTTGCAAAAGAACTGAATCATAATCTCCATTAAAATTTAATATGTAATCGCTAGTATATCTTAATAATGATGGCTGACCTGATGGTCCCACTGGGCCTTGTGGACCAACGGGTCCTGGCGCACCAGTCATTAAATTTGCTCCAAGATTTATCGTGGAATTACCATAGTTATACCATAAGAAATAATTCCCAGATAAGGTGGGATTAGATGTTCCAGTTATTCCTGTACCGCCAGACTGAACAGTAAAACTTAAAATACCGCTTGTTGAATTATAAGAATTTACTTGACCCCAGCAATAAGTCCCAGTATAAGTATTTGAGACAAGAACAATATTTTGATAGGGCGTATAAGAGTATCCAACTAGTCCGCTATTTCTAAAAGAAACAATTTGACCAGTTTGAAATCTCGCTCCAGTTCCACTCAATCCAGATCCATTTACGGTTATACCAGTTATATTATTTGCGTATGTACCTGTTCCAGTTGGAAAACCAGAAACAACATAAAAACTTGAACTGTATCGGTCCGCCACTCCAGAAGCTCCTGTTGCGCCAACCGCACCAGATTTAGCAAGTAATTGCCAAGGCACAGAAGGGGGATAAATTCCCAAAGCAGAAGGACCTGTATTTATATATGTAGAACCAATATAAGATATTGTGGAATTGACTCCATAATCAAGGGCGGGATTAAATTCTCCAGAAAAATAATTAGTTAAAGATCCTGCGGGACCTTGTGCGCCATTTGCTCCAGAAGGACCACCGCTAGGTAAAGGAACCCAACTTGTATAATTACCATCTGTCTTCAAAAATCTTAACTGATAAGCATTGGTACCAACTTCTTGATATTGAGAAGAGTAGATTCCTACCCCAATTCCTGTTGCACCGCTTGGACCTTGTAAACCAGAAGGTCCTTGCGCTCCCGATGGACCAATTGGACCAATGGGTCCAATACCAGAAGAAACATTTACATCTCCACAAACAATCGCATACCCAGTTGGATAAGTAACAAGATAATCTAATGTTGTATCTCCACCAAGAGAATAAAGAGCAAAACCATATTTGTAATTACTTAGGGCAGTGAAATTAGTTGTAAATGAAATTTTTGTTCTTGCGGCGCTGTTCTGCAAAGTGTCATAGTAAATATCACTATTGATAGTTTCTATATTATTAATTAAATCTTGACCTTCAGTTGTGGAAGTATCATAATATCCACTAACTGTTCCATTTGGAAAAAATACCATTCTCCAATATCCTGTGCCATTTGTGGGATCAGTATAATAGTTTAGATAGTCACCAACATTAAATGGAACAGCTTGTCCCGTAAAAAATAAACCAGTTAAAATATCAATATCTGATTGAGTGATTCTATGGGTACCTAATCCACTAGCATCAATTGTATACGCCATACCTCTCATTAAAGATATGGGAGGATTAATTGTTCCAACGTAATAACTATCAACAGTTACTCCGCTTGGAAAGTTTACCCCTGGATAAGAAGGAACATTAGAGCCAGAATTAAAATATAAATTAATTGACCCTGGTGGTCCTTGCGGACCAGCAATCAATTGGACTGGCGCACCAAGAGGTTGATAATTATCAAATTGAGGATAGATATAACTACCACTTTGATAAAATCCAGTAAGAGATACTCCTGTTGCTCCTGTCAGCGGAGGAATATCAAGTATAGAAGAAGTATTATTATTAAAATAAAGAGTTAATTGATAATTTGATGAATTATACGATGCGCCCGTGACACTTGTTCCCGTCGCTCCTGTTATACCAGTTGCGCCGCTTGGTCCTTGGATACCTTGCGGACCCTGAATTGATATAAAGTTTCCAGAAGATGTGATTTTGTATCCATCTATTTGAACAACTCCGGCCCCACCAGAACTATAAGCAGTAAGGAAAGAGCTTCCAATTTGAATTCCGCTACCAGAAGGGAGTGTAATAGCATTTGAATAAACATTTTTGTAATAGTTTGTTGATGAACCTAAATTATAAACCCCGCTACCAGAAGGAGTAATATTGCCAGATAAAAGATACGAAGAAGACGGTACAACACCAACAACAAAACCCGAAAGTTCTGTTTGGTTTATCTGCCTTACTCTAATTGTTGAATCAAATGCCATATCCTAAAGAATAATTACACTTTTAATATTAATTAAAGAAGCACTGGTTCAAAAGTAGAGTTACTTTCTTCTTGTGGGCCCCTAGTAATGTCATAATAACATTTCATTCCCCAGCAACCAAGCATAAGAGCAGTATAAGAGTCGCGCCTCATTCTTGTTGATGTATTGTCTCTTTTCATTATCTGCGGTAGGTCAAAACTTTGAGTCCCTTTCGCCGTGGTTTTAACTTCAATAGAAGCGCACTCATATTTTGTATTTTTGAGCAAGATTTCTTGGGTATCAATCAAGTCGGACACGCTTTCTTCATCTATCAAATTCAAATCAACATTTGCAGACACAGCTTTTTCAAATGATGAACCGTCAGCTTTTATGCCACCACCAAACCAAATCTTTTTATAGTCAATGCATCCTTGTAGCCATTCATTTCCTTTTCTGATAAAGTCTGATGTAAAATATTGGGTAAAAGCAATCTTATGCATTTGTTTATTATAGCCTTTTCTGGCTAATTTTAATTGATCTTCTAATTCGGCACCATCTTTTTCCCCATAAAACTCAAACACCTTTATCTCTATACCATCTTTTCTAAAGAGTTCGCTTTCGTTTGCTGATTCAAGGAATTGATAACCAGCATAGTCAATAATAATCATATCAATATTAAAATTGCTATATATGTAATAAAAATAATTAATATGGTCTTTTAAGTCTTTGCCAGCTTTGGCATAGTTGTGGACCACTGTTCCACCAATCCTCCCTGGTTCATCATCCAATTCAATAACACACATACCAAAATGGTCGGCGGTGGCAGAGTTAGAAAAGTTTGGGTCAATAGCTAAGATATATTTACTATTTTTTTTGCCTTGAAGCAACAGAGTTGGAGTTTCTCCATCTGGAACAGTACATTCAATCATTTTCTTCATTGAAAAATAACTATCCGAACCATCAATGAATTGGGCTCCATATTCTCTTTTAAATGTGGCGGCGTTTGATTCATTGCTTTGGGCTTGTTTAATAATATTCTTATCCACGCGGTCAAGAGGAATTGCGTCCCAAGCCATTTGACTTACAAAATACTTGGCCCCATTTTCTGATATCTCCGGTGAATAAATTTGTTTAACAAATTCATCATACTTCTTGTAAAGAAATTCACAAGTGTAACTAGCAGAAGAAAGTGCAATTAGTTTAGCTTTATTAGAGAACTCCATCCTGTCTTCTTCTTTTAAAACCCCTCTGCGAATGAGTTCTGTTTCTTTTGCTCTAATGATTTGGCGTTCTTTAATATCCTGCGGAGCCAAAAGGAATGGCATCAATACTTTTTCTACCAAGTCTTCATTCATCAAAAGGAACTCGTCAATGATTAATATGTTGGCACGGAAACCGCGAATCTTTTCTCCGTTAAGAGGAATAGCAACAATCTCGCCGCCATTAATTTTCCATCTAAATTCGTCGTTTCTTTTACTTTTAACTCCCATCGCCTGAAAAAGTAATTGGGCATCATGGCTGTCACATATTTTTTCAATATGATTAAAGATAAAGCGAGCAGTTCTAAATGTTGGTCCAGCAATAAGAATATTTGATCCTGGATAAAAGATAGTTTGCAATATGCAAAACATTGCCGCAGAAAAAGTTTTGCCAAGACCGCGACCCCAGACACAAAGAGTAAAATTACTTTGCATCATGCCCTTAATATTTATAATTTGGTCAGGATAAAGCTTGACTCCAGTTAATAGTTCAGTAGTCAAACCTAAATTGCGATGAAGAAACCTAGCAAGAGTAATCCTTGCCTCTTTTGGTTCTAATTCACCTTTTAAGTCTAAGAAGATTTTGTTTACATCTTCTATTGGGGTTTTATATTTTTCGGGAGAATGCCAGCTCATAGTTCTCCTATATCATATAAATATTGAAGATCAACATCTTTTACTTGCTCATCGGCAGAGAATACTTTTTGAATGATTCGACTTGCTTCATCCCTATTTTTAACAAAGAGGAATTGGATACCTTCGTACTTTTGTAATAAATCTCTTATATTATGGTGAATAAATTCTATGGGTATCTTAATTTTACCATAAACCTGCCTCTGAGTAGGGAATTTTTCCAATGACTCAAAAGAGCTCTCTACCAATATGATTAAATAAGCCCCCGCTTCCTTGGCTCTAATGATTTCGCGCTCAAATCTTTCTATTCCCCCAGACAACGTCCCCCATGCATCCCCAAGACTTTTACGTTCAATATAGATATTAGAATTAGCCATTCTATAATCTCCAAAACTCATGCCTTTCGTTCTAGTAGTATTGTTAAAGTCTAATGGATTTTGTTCTCTTGAATCGGCAAATATTACTTTTTTAGAAATGTCTTTAAAATCTTTTTGATCTAATTGCTTTTTTGGAAAACGAACTTTAAAACCTAAGTTTTTGCAAAATTGATTATAGTCACCAAAGTTTTCGGTAATGTATTTTATTCCAGGTACCATTAAGGTTCTTAATTCAATTTGCGTTGGGGCATAAACCAATCCTTTCTTTTCTTTTCTTTTTAAAAGAAAATCTTTTGTATAAATTTCCCCAGTTATGGGAGCAACAGAGGCAAGCCATGCTTTTAAATTATTTTTAGAATTAAATTCTGTGCTAAAATAAAATTCTTTGTTTTTGTATTTGATTAATGAGCCATCAGACCTATCGCGTCTAGGATAAAATTTTTGATAGTATTCTGTTTGGGTCATCTTATGGGTCTTCAAATGTTTATGAAGACCACCATCGTTATCAAATTTTTTATCGCAAACCTTGCAAATAATATTATCCATATAAAATAGAATCCCTGTCTAAACCCAAAATTCTTGCTTTAATTTCTGCCATGCTTGTGAGTTTTTCAACTTCGTTTGCTATGGCAACCTGCTCTAACTCTCCCAGTTTAAGCATTTTTAAACGCTGCTCTTCATTACGCCAATCTTCAACAAGATTTAAAATAGAAGCATTCTCTTTTATTTGTTTAGAAAGGCGCGTGCTCCTTTTTTCTTTAAGGTCATCAAGAAGATCGTTGCATCTTTTTAAACATTGGTCATATTCTGTCCCAGCTTTACCAATTGCTTCTACTAATCCCATTGAAACCTTCATTGACTCTGGATCAGCCGTAGTAAATTCTTCTAGTCTTGCTTGCATCAGCTCACTTCTTCTTTTGATACTAAAGCTGCGTACAGTTTGATTAGACAATTCGATGTATTGGTCAATTTCTTCTTGCGTCAAATCTGGTTTATCATAAGTATAACGGATGAAAGAGTCTTCACAAAGATTCCTATCTTCTTGACTTTCAAAAGTATTCATTTGTCTAATGAATCGGTAGGTATGAAGATAATTAATCAACATTTCTAATCCCTTTTTTTGTCTTGCGTTTAACTTTTCTTTATCTAGCGTTGAGTTAACATATTTATTGACCCTTCTTAATACTTTATCAATGGTGGCGGGGGGTTGATAATTTTCAGTAGGGACATCTTCATTCTGGGCTTGATTATAAATGACTCTGCCATCTAGGGTTTTTGTAAACTCATTAACAACGCGGGTCTCTGCATTAAGATTTGTTAAACCGTTATTATTGAATAAAATTTTAGCCATGTCTAATGAAGTCATGGTGGAAGTATTATTAATAATATACTGTTTATGATCTTCAGTTAAAACAATTTCTTGAGTTTTGGAAGAGTAATCGCTAGAAGCCTTGGCTTTTAAATTACATTTCGCAAGGAAAGCTTTGATGACTCTGCCTTGCCAGCTTCTGCCATCATATTCGCCGCCAAAAATTCCTTGGGTTAATTCTTTTAATCCTGGAGGACTATTTGGGTTTTTATTCCAGAGATCTAAAACTTGTTTTTCTTGTTCTGGATTTAATGCCTCTTGCACTGTTTCCATATTAATTTAGCCCCTCTTCTTTCATATATTTTTTAGCCTTATTAATAATAGACTTTTGAATATTTTTTAATTGTCTGTATCCTGGGGCGCGGCCCTTTTCATTAGATATAAACCCAAGTTTTTTAGCTACATCAGATTCTTCTTTATGGTCAATATACAAGCCTTTGTAAACTTGATATTCCACAGCCTTTAAAATCTTTTTCATTATGATGTGTAACTTTTCTTCGTCATCACGAGAATAACTTGATTGTTCGGATATTTCTTGTATTTCGTGAGAATGATTTTCTATTGAGAGTGGTAGTTTAACAAAATTTGCTGGTTGCTTATTCTTTTTCCAATGAGCATAGAGTGGGCAGGATTCACACTGCTCTTTATAAATTTTACAACCATCTGTATCTATTGCTGCGTCGCATCTCAAACAAGGGCGGGCATAATTTGTATAATGATTCCTAACTAGGTTTCTTATTTGATTGGTTATAATCATTCCCACCCACGGCTGCAATGGTTTTTCTGGATTGTATTGTTTCCATTTTTGATGAATATGTATTCTTATTATCTGAGATACATCATCATAGTCCATCCAAGCTATTGAGGATAAACTCCATTTGGATTTTCTCTTTGCTATCTCCTGATTGATTAAAGGAAGGCTATCCTCAAACCTGGGCCTTTTAATTTTTGTCATGGATTATTTATTTCTTAAAGTACCAGCCTCTTGTTGAAATTGTTTTAAAAATGCTTGTTGATCAACTGGACCTGGATCAAAAGTTTGTCTAGTAAATGAATCTGCATTTTGACCCATTTGAGCTCCATGAGACATTACTCCGGCAAATGTTTCTTTTACTGGTCTACCTTGCTGACCCAAATCAACATCCAATGATGAGATTGATATATTTAAATGATCAATGTGGTCAATGTAACTATCATCATCGTCATCATCACCATTATCGCCATTGCGACGAGCAACAAATGGTTCAAATGATTGATTTTGTTTTTTCTGCTGTGGCTTGGAGGCGGGTTCAGGGGGTTTTGAAGCCAAAGAAGCCTGAGAAGTTCCGCATTCTCCACAAAACTTTGCGGTGGGTACTAATTTTACTCCGCAGTTGTGGCAAAATTTATTAATGATATTCATATTGAAATGTTTAATATATTGTATAGTAAATAATTAAATTTAATTATATTTTTTAATACACATACATATGCCGCAACTATTTCTATCACTAACGCCAGAACAAAAGGTGGACTTTTTTGTTAAATGCCAAGAACTACTGATTAAATATCACCCTGATAGTGAATTTTTAGCAAGAGAAGGTAATTTTAATGAAATATTAGATAGGGTATATGAGAATATAGGCAAGTACAAGGGCTATTATTATATGAATGACAACATGTGCGTCTTATGGAATCATGTATATATTTCGGATAATAATGATATTAATAAATCATTAAAAGACAATGCTTATAAGCCGCCGCATCCAGATTACAATGGGGTAAGCTTTGACTTTGTTGCTTTGAGACAAAAAACTGATATGTTTGAATTTATCAAAGAAAACAAAGAGGATAGAATCAAGTACATTCTCTCTGTCAAAAGAGGAGTGCCCCGATTCTACCCAATTGAAAGCTGGCTCAAGTCGATAGGTTTTTTATCTTTTTGATAATAAACTTAACAAGACCGCTTCTAACAATATCTTCTTCTGTAAACCTGAATGTAAAGATGCCATTTTTGCGGCTATCTTCATCATCAAAGATGTTCATTAGTTTTATGAAACCACTCTTTGAGCCAATATCACTTTGCTCTGGGTCGCCCAATATAAATACTTTACTAAACTCACCGGTTCTGGTTATAAGAGTTACCAATTCTTTTTGGGTGCAGTTCTGCGCTTCATCAGCAATGATGCATTTGGCGTTCCAACTGAGACCTCTTAAAAAACCAATTGGAACACTATCTATTCTGCCAGACTTTTTGAGTTCTTCAATTTCTCCCTTGCCAAGGAACTCTCCCAATTTGTCAAGCAATGGCTGCATATAGGGAGCAAGTTTATCGGCAGTCTCTCCAGGCAAGTAGCCTAATTTTGCATCGCTGCTCTCAACTGCGCTGCGCAGATAAATGATGTCACTCATTTTTCTTTGATTCAAAAGCTTTAATGAGGCAAGGACAGCAAGGAATGTTTTTGATGTTCCGGCGGGGCCAGAAATAAAAATCATTTTAGTTTCTTTATTGAGGGCAATTTCTAAAAATTGTTTTTGTTTTTCATTTAATTGTCTTTCAGAAATGTGCAACTCACTTTTAATTTTGGAGTTTTGTGGCACAACTGGGCTAAGGTCTTTTTGAGGAACGTTTTTGTTTTTGTGTTTTTTACTCATAAAAAAGAAGTTATATAAGCCTTAATGTCTTATATAAGATTACTCATGAAAATAATAATTGTTATTAATTTATTATACGACTAATAGTCATAAAACTGACTTAAATCATACAACTGAATTTTATAAACTGGAGCACTATAATTTGTGGAAAGATAATTCATTGCGGCATTGACTTTGACAAATGATGCACCAGGAGAAGGTCCTCCGCCAGGGGTATAAGTAGAAAAAAGATAAACTGCTTCATTTTTTATAACGGTAAGATTGGGAGCACCAGAATCTCCTCCAACAAATATATTGCCTACGCTATAGTCTCCAAATCTTATAACTGCATTTGTTGGGCCAGTACAAATATTTAAATTTGCTACGCCATTATAAAATCCCCCTTGATACATAGGCTCAAGAAAAACTGTATAATTTGTCACAAGTGAAGTTGGATGAAAAAGTACCCCAATTAAAGAATTTGAATTTGCAATATTATTATTTTCCGTTTTCCAAAGAATATCAGGGAGCCATTTTACAACGTAAGGATTAGTCTTATCCATTAAACTGATCATCATGTCTGTACTTGGTATGGTATAGGTATACAAAACTTTATTTGTGTAAAGTTTTCCATCTGGCAAAAGCCAAAGATTGGTTCCACCAGGTCCACCTACGTGGGCGGCGCCAATGCAATGCCATGGGGAAAGAGGAATGCCCGCGTGGGCAACCATCCATTTTCCATATCCAACAGACCAACTGCCCATTGCTGCACCAGTGATATTTGTAACATCTTTTAAGAAAAAATTCGCAGGCACAGCAATATTTGTGGGGGAAGTGAAAAATTCAATACCATCTTGTCCTGTATTCGTTGATTTACCAGTTACAAAAATATAACCTTTGCCATTTGTTCTGCTAGAAAGATTATAGTTGACATTTGATATTAAATCATTTATGCGAAGAAAAACTGGGAATGTTCCATCAAAAGATTGGAAATTTGCTCTTGTGCCATTTATTGAGGATGAATCAGAATAATTGTTTGTTCCAGTAGATACATCAGAGAAATAAAATGTTGAGTCTTTTGGTACAGATATAGTTAATTCTCCAATTGATGAACCAATTGGAGTGTTGGTGGCGGTTGTAATGGAGCACTCTCCCTTTTTTGAATAATCAACGTACGCCGCCAATCCAGAAGAACCAACGGAATTTGTGAAAAATAACCTGGGATGAACAGTTACAATGCTATTGGCCGTTGAAGTATTTGTATAGATTATATCTAAAAAAGCATTAAATTGGGTAGAGGAGATCGTATTTCCAGCTACAACTGTGGCGCCATTTATGAGTTTTAAATTACTAATATATCCACTTGGAACGGTGCCATTAAAATAAATTGAACCATTTGAATTCATGTTTAAGTTAGCAATTGAAACATATGGACTTTTAATGCTATACGGAGTTATTTCTGTATAGGTACTGTTTGTTAAAACTATAATGTTGCTAAAATTAACAGAAAAATTATTACTTCCAGTAATGAAGTCTGCCCAATATCCAAAAAGATATGTTGGATAAGCAACTGTTTGATTGTAACTGTCCGCAAAAGAACCATCTGCGGCATTTGTCATTGCATAGATGTTGGTGGTCATGGTCCAAGATCCCTGATCGCTCCAATAATAAATTGATCCTATTTTTCCTGGACAAAAATAATAACCTAAAGAATTGCTCCAGTAATAAATTCCAGAGTAATCATATTTATTTAATTGTGGGAATATTCTGTAATTGTTGTTATTGCCAGTATATACAAGAAAATTATTGGTAGAAACAATTAAAATATTTGAATCAGTAAGCGAAAGATAAGAATTTAAAGAAAAATTATTAGAATAGCCATTACCCAATTCAATTGCATTTCCGCTGTATGTACTTTTCCAATAAAAATATTGATTGGCGGTTATGTTTGGGGCGCCATTGCTGCCTGTATAACCCGCCAAGTCAATTGCTTGAATCAATTGATTGTTTGTTTGAGTACCAAAAAGAATTGTATCAGACGGGTTAAGGGTTTTGGATACTGGATAATTTGTCCAACTGCCACCAAAAACACAAAAAATACTTAAAATTAAAAAACAAAAACCTAAGATTGCCTTTTTCATGATTATTTATTGAGGTAAACTAGTTTAAAATAACTGCCATTTGTGTAAATTGTGTGGGCGATACCATTTCCATCAGTTACTTGAATAACATACGGGATATTGATTTTTCTTAAAGATAACATGGTTAAATTTTCAGAAGAAGCATCTATTTTGTTTGTGCTGGTTAGACTAAGGGAAGAATTGTAATTGTTAATAATTGTTTGAACGTCTTCTTTTGTAAGAGAGATTTCTGAACTAAAAGAGCAAAATGCTGTTGCTAGGATAAGGATAGATAAGATAGTTTTTTTCATATGATTTATTATATTATTATTCCAGTGGAAAGTAAAGATCTTGCTAAAAGAGCACCATCGCCGCTGAGTCTATAGTAAGATAATCTTGCCTCGCGCTCCCATCTATAACCCATGCCCGAAATTAATTGTCCAGAATTATAGGAGGAAAATATTGCAGACCCACTTAAACCAGTTGCGACCCCTGTTGATGTCCAGTCTGTTATAGGAACAATAGAAGAGACGTTTGATCCTGAACCAGTATTTACTAATATATTTGAAACGCCAGACTTGATTACCCAAGTGCCTGATGCGCCAGTTGCAATAAAAGTAAGCGGGGTGGTAGAATTAAGATAGTAAGGAGATGCAAGATATCCCGTGCCAGAAATAGTATATTTACCATTGATTAAAGTGCTGTATTGGCCACTCAAACCAGTAACATCATAAGTATTGGTAGCAGAGCTGACTAAATACCCTGAACCTTCAATTATAAATTGATTAAAACCGCTAAATGACTGAACTCCAGTCTCTCCTGGGCCTGGATTGGAGGCAAATTGGTGCAACCTGTTCTCATAATCCTGAAATGTTCCTGTAAAATACATAATTTTATCTTATCTTATATTACACCAGGGAAAATACTTTAGAAAATAAAAGCCCCCGTGGATTTTTCTCCCAAATGATTTTGATTTTTTTTTGATTTTGTTTTTATTTTTTTAAAATGGGGGGTCCAGCCCACCCATATATACTAGATATGTTAATATCTTTTAATATATTTTAATATATTTTAATATAATTAGAATTTACTTTGGAAATATGGACCCCTTCCGATTTTTTCTCCCAGATGATTTTAAGTGATATGAGAAACAATAGGAGATTTTAAGATTGTAATGTAATTATAATTATAATTTAATATAATTAGATTTGACCCAAACTCAAGGGGAGATCTATAAAAGACCCCCCGCGCCGTGCCGCTGGTCTCCAATCCAAAAATTTTTTCATAAATTAGGGGTCTCTTGTCAACTAAATTCCAAAAAAAAACTTGCAAAAATAATTCAAAAAAAACTTGTGCAAAATTTGTTTTCGTTTAATATGTTCCCAGATGGAGCGCACGACGCGCGCCACAAAAAAACAAAAAAACAGAAAATGAAAAAAGCAATTAACATTGAAACGGCAAGCCGGATTAAGTTCAAATACTTGAAGCCGGACGCTGAAAAGCCTCGCACTTATACCCTGACCAGCAACGGGGGCGCGCAACCTGCCCCGCTTTTATCTTGGACAAAAGAGGTCGAAGGTGTGGAAATCACCTACTTTAAAGGGTGGTGCATTGAACGCCAAGCGCCGCGTGTCCTTCGTTCAGACCGTGTTATCTCCTACGAGGTGACCAGTAAGTAAACCAAACGGGGTGGGGCCGAAAGGCCCCTACCCCTACCCCCAAAAATTATGATGAAAATGACTTGGAAAAACTGGCAAACATTATCGCGCGCCGTTTGCACGGGCACTGTAAGCCTAGAGGTTGAAATGCAGGAAATCAAAGAACAGGGAAAAATCCCTAGCGATTGGCAAGTAGAAAGACTAAAAGAGTTAGAAGATGCGCGGAAAATACTGGACGAAATTGTAGTGCAATACTAACAAAACGGGAGGGGCCGAAAGGCCCCCCCTACCCTACCCCCTACCCCCACCCTACCCCTACCCCCGCCTACCCCTACCCCAGCTTTATCGTTAACGCCTACCCCTACCCTACCCCTACCCCAGCTTTATCGTTAACGCCTACCCCCTACCCTACCCTACCCCCCTGCCCCCTACCCCCACAGGTCTTATTTGCCCTTTATCGTTAAAGTTTGGCATACGCCAACCCCCCCTACCCCCCTTGGGGTTTATTTGGAGTTTTAGCGTTAATTTTAACGTTAACGCTGTGGGGGTTGGGGGTAACCCCCCCTACCCCCCCTTATCTTTATTTGGGCTTTAACGTTAAAGTTTGGCATTTGCTAGTTAGCAATCTCCATGCCAACACCTCAAATTGTGAATAACTTTTTATTCAAAGATTTTATCTTTTTCTCTTGCCAATTTTTGGAAATGGACTAATATGTTTTTGTTATGATTAAACCATTAAACATCAGTGAAGTTAAGACAGTGGCATTCCGTTACCTTAAGGAAGATGCCGAAACATCCGCGACCTATACGCTCACGGATAGGCTCACCACATGGGACAAGGATGGCATCACCTATTACAAGGGATGGTGCATAGAACGGGCTGCGCCACGGATGCTGCGCAGTGACAGGATAGTGAGCTACAGTGTGGTAGCTTAAACTGTGCCAAGCGACCTGCAAAGGTCGCCCTTTTTTGCCTTTCTACGTTAACGTTAACGCCTACCCCCCAAGGGGGGGTAGGGGGGCCTAACCCCCTACCCCCTTGGATCCTTATTTAGTTTACTTGAAAATAATTTTGAAAATGTTGTTGACCTTTTTGCTAAACCTATTAATCTTAATGCCTATGGAAAATAAAAATTGCAAGTGTTCCCAGTGCGGCGCGGTTGTGACTGTTGAGTATGAGCGGCCTTATCAGGAGTACGCGGGTGCGGCGGTGCAGGGTGGGTACGAGTGGTACGAGTGCGACTGTGGGCACCTCAGCAGAAAGACCGCCTTGCGCGGTTACAACATCCGCGAAAATACGCGAGGCTGGTAAAATCAAGGCGACCCAAAAGGGTCGCTCTTTTTTTGCCCAAAAGGGGTAGGGGCCTAACCCCCTACCCCCTTAAACCCTTATTTAAAATATATTAAAAAATATTTGACATTTTTTTAAATTGGCTGATACTGTTCCTTGTTATGGTTAAACCTAATCAGACCATCGAAATGGGGCGCGGGGAAACCTACGCCAATGACCGCTACACTGTTTACGAACACTCACGCTATTCGCGGGGCAGTGTTTTATCGGGTCAACGCCGCCGCTTGTGGCTTGACGATTTTGACACCCTAGAGGAGGCGCAGGCTGCTTATCCTGACGCCAAGGTGCTTTGCGGCAGCACCTTTCACCCACCATCATTAAATCACTTGCCTGATAACCAAGGCTAAAACAAGGCGGGCCGAGAGGCTCGCCCTTTTTTTATCTTTTGGGGTAGGGGCCAACCCCCCTACCCCCCTTCCAGGCTTATTTGCCCTTGCTAAAAAAATATTCAAAAAAATATTTGACAAAAAATCAAAACTGTGAGAATCTTCTCTTGTATGAAACATTATACATCATTCGTAATTGAACGGAACGACACCGAACAGGAAGTGGATGTTGTCTTGAAATATCACAAGGCATTTAGCGGAGACCGCGAGACTCCGCCCGAACCCGCCGAGTTTGAAATTCTTTCCGCAAAGGGTGAAGACGGAAAGGAAATCGAACTCACGGAAAGCGAGTGCGAGAGAGTAATCGAAATTGCCTTTGAAGAATACGAGGCAGACATGGACTAAACCACGCCGCCCGAAAGGGCGGCTTTTTTGTGCCCAAATTTTCTGTGGGGGTAGGGGGCCTACCCCACCGCCTACCCCCTACCCCCTTGTGGGCTTATTTAAAATAATTAAAAAAATATTTGACACCTTTTAGAAATTTGGTATTTTGTCTTTGTTAGTTTTAACCATTAAAAAAATATGACAACAATAACTGAAATACAGATGGATGAACTGCGGACGAAGATTCAAAACCTGCGCGACACTTTGATTGAAGCGCAAGCCATGGCTTGGGCTTACAAAGATACTGCCCACAAAATTCCTGAATCCGTAAACAAGAGGCTGGCTGAAATGGAAGTGACCATTCAACTTGCCTTGGACAAAAATCACTCTTGGTCATAAATCTCTCACAAGCCACCCTGTTCGGAGCAGGGTGGTTTTTTGTTGCCTTTTTGGGGTAGGGGCGTACCCCCCTACCCCCCACAGAGATTATTTAAAATGTTTTAAAATAATTTTGAATTTTTGTTGACTAGGTTTTTAAATTTTGTATTATCTTTTTTGTATGAATCAATTCATTCAGTTACCTTCGGAGTCGCGCGAGGCGCGGCTGGCACAAGTGGAACCCCTAGAGACCGCCTATGATGGCGGCGGCTGGGCTGGTGATGGCAGCGGGACTGACGACCTCGCGGACTACAATGCCAACGAGGCAGACAGCTACCGCGATGAGGGCGCGGAGGATGCTGGTTTGGATTCCTATTGGGAAGCCCAAACTGACCTCGGTGACATGGGCGAGTAAACAAGGGCGAGCCAAGTGGCTCGCCTCTTTTTTTGTTTTTGGGGTAGGGGCCGTACCCCCTACCCCCTTAAAAATATTATTTAATAGTTGTTGACCAATTTCTAGAATTTGATATTGTTTTTGTATGAATAAATTATTCAGTTATAAATCTTCTAAAAATCTGGGCACTCTTGTGCGCGTGTGCGGTCTCTACTTTGGTTTTAATGTTTGGGGCAATTGCTTTTCCCCTGCCATTTGCGTCAACACCAACTTTCGCAAGTCCAAGTTTAAGACTGCCAAAGTTATCTTGACTTTACGCTGGTCAGGCGCGGAAACTATCATCTACTGGCGCGGAGGTTTATTGACAGACTGGAATTCTGAACACATTGCCCGTAAGTTTGGCAAAGAAATTGACGCTCCTCACGGGATATGTTTCAGGTATCATGGCTGGCTTGGAAACCACCACGACATTTAAAATCACGCCGCCCAAGTGGGCGGCTTTTTTGTGCCTAAAGGGGTAGGGGCCCACCCCCTACCCCCTCCCAAAGATTATTTGGTCTGTTTTGGTTTACAAGGCCAACCCCCCCTACCCCCCCCATAGAGATATTTGCAAATGTCAAGCTAATTTTAGAAAATAATTTATAAAAAAATGTTGACTCGAAACAAAATCTTTGCGATAGTGTCCTTGTTAGTTAAACCAATAAACCAAAGGTAAAAAATGAACGCAGAACAAATCGTAGAAAAAATTCAAGACAAGCGGGGCGCGTCCCTGAATGTGCGCCTTGTGTCCGAGATTGAAGCTCTCAAATCCCACGCTGGAAAACTTGTTCAAAAGATTACAGAAATGACTGTCATCTCTGGCGTGTCTTTTGAAAATCGCAAGGACGTGCGCGAAGCCATTGAAGCTGGCGAACGCAGCGAAGTTGGCTCCCTCAAATGGGGCGAATGGAAACAATTTCCCTTTGTCATCTCCCACAAAGGCGCAGAATATATCCGCTTGTATCTGCCCAGCCAAGCCCAGCAAGACTCTGGCTTTTGCCGCAAGCCCAGCGTGAAGTTTTATCTTGACGGCGCAGAAATCTCCCGCGCACAAGCGGAAGAAATTTGCGGCAGCAAAGCAAAGGCGCGCGAAAATGCGGAAGGTTGCATGACTGTCAAAGCGGCAAACCTAGAAATCATTTAACCCAAACCAATGTGCCAGCCTTGTTCGGAGCAAGGTTGGCACGCTTTCTGCTTTTCCCCCCCTGTGGGGGTAGGGGGTAGGCTTCTTTGGGGGTAGGGGGCCAACCCCCCCTACCCCCCACTGGCGTTATTTGTTCATGTCAAGGATAAAATTAGTTTTTTTTATCAAAAAAATTTCTGAAAAATCTCTTGCTCTCTTTTTGTTTTGTGTTAATCTTTGGGCATGAAATTAACATTCGGTGACGCAAACGCAAAACTCAAAAAATTGGAAATCGCCTTGCAAGCTAAAGTGATAACCTTTTCCCTTCCCTCGGGCTTTACTTGCTCGGGTGCTTTGGAATGTTTGAGCCGTGCCGATAGGGAAACGGGAAAAATCTCCGACGGCTTGCAAACAAAGTTCCGTTGCTTTCAAGCCAGCGCGGAAGCTCTTTATCCTTCCCTCCGTAAAATGGTTTGGAATAACTTTGAAACTATCCGCCAGCATGGGAACGACTACCAAAAAATCGCGGACGAAATTTGCAAAAGCCTTCCCCTATACTTTAATATCTGCCGCATTCATATCGGCGGCGACTTTTTTAGCCAAGCCTACTTTGACGCATGGATTGAAGTCTCAAAGAAAAATCCTTCTAAAACTTTTTATGCCTATACCAAGAGCCTTCCCTTTTGGCTCTCTCGTAAAAATGAAATCCCTGAAAACTTTGTTTTGACAGCTTCACGGGGCGGAAGATATGACGAAATGATAAACCAGCACGGGCTGAAATGTTCGGAAGTAGTTTTCAGCGAAGCCGAAGCCGCGCAAAAAGGTTTGGAAATTGACCACGACGACAGCCACGCCGCAATCGGCAAAAAATCTTTTGCTCTACTTTTGCACGGCACGCAACCCAAAGGAACGGCAGCGGCGGAAGCCTTAAAAGCAATTAAAAAGCAAGCGAAAAGTGAGGTGGCAGCATGATTTTTTTCTTACTTGTTTTTATGGTTTTTGTCTCAATTTTTAAAACAAAATAAATTTTGCGCTGGCGAGTTTCGGGGGCTCGCTGGCGCAATGCCCATGGGGGGTAGGGGGGGCGTACCCCCTACCCCCTTGGATTGTTATTTAAAATAGTTTGAAATATATTTGACTATTTTTAGGGCTCTGGTATCTTTTCTTTGTTGGTCGGGAGTCTGAATCAAGTGCCGTTAGCTCAATTTAGAGCCGTCTGTTTATTCAGCGAGATTGCGTGAAAATCGCAGCGTCACAAAACGACAAACCCGACCAACATTTAATTTTGGTCTAACCTGAGTGCGTAGCGCAAGGGCGACCCTGAGAATAAGATCCTGTTGCATCGTCAAAGATGCTAACAAATAAAAAGTGTCGTCTTGGACGCAAGCACGATCGGTCGGGGCAAATCTTATTCTCAAAAATTTGTTGACTGCGAAACTAAAATAGACGATACTCTAAACGTTATGAATGACTATTCACAATTGAACAACGAACAAATTGAAAGCCGGCTCGCGCACATTAGCGTCGAGGAAACCATCACGCCCGAATTCGAAGTGCCAATCTTTGACAGTTCCAGGCTGTGGAATTTGCTCAGTGAAATTCACAGCGAAATTGACGAACAAATTTCTGCCTGCGCCAAAATCAACGATCAAATTGACGAAAAGATTTTGCGCCGCTACTGAAAACTCGCCAGCCTTGTCGGAGCAGGGCTGGCGTTTTTTATGCCCTGCGGGGTAGGGGCGTACCCCTACCCCCACAGAATCTTATTTAATATTTATTAAATTAAATTTGACTATTTTATCAAGTTTGGTATTTTTATCTCCTATGAATGAAACATTGGTGTTGGACAAACCAGAACAGATTAACGCATTCCGGCTCTTGGCATTAAAGTCTATGCTCAAGCTGGAAACATTGGGAATGAAACGCGGCGGCAAGTCTGCGTTTTCTATCGTTAAGCAGGAATTTAATTTGACAGGCAACAAGCAAAAGGTCTATGCTGAATTCTGTGCAATGTTAACCAATAAAGGAATACTAGTATGAAACAATTAGTTGAATACATTAAACAATACGCACTTGAACATTACGATGACGGAGGCTGGGATGTCTTGGTTGAATGTTGGAGCGACAAGGATATTGAAAAGCACCTTGCACTATGTAATGTGACCACCAAAGAAAAAGCTCTGTCTGCTTTTGAAGATATTGTAAATGTCTGGGCGGACCAACAAGCTGATGCACGCAACTCCGCATTTTAACCCACGCCGCCCTGTTCAGAGCAGGGCGGTTTTCTTTTCCCAAAAGGGGTAGGGGCGTACCCCTACCCCCTAAAGCTCTTATTTATTATTTATTAAAAAATATTTGACAAATTTTGTAAATCTGATACCTTTTCTTATATGCAAAAAACATACACTCTGGAAACAATCAAAGATAATGAAGCCACCTTCACAATGAACTTTGTGGGCAGGGATGTTCGCGCCACACTAGACTCTGCAATGAAAATGGCAGAGAGGTTTGTGAAACGCGGAAAAACTGTTCGCATTTCTTGCGAAAATGAACTAGTATGGGAAGGTAATTGTTTATGAAACGCCAACTTGAAATCATTAAATCTGTGCGGAAAACTTGGGGTGAATTGAATCCTGTGACACGAGTTGTCAAGGATAAAAAGAAATACACCCGCAAACAAAAACACAAGGAGTGGTAACTCCCCTTGTGGGGTAGGGGCGTACCCCCCTACCCCCCGTAAACACTATTTGATATTTGTCAATTATTATTTAAATATTTTTTATAAAAATTAATTGTTGCATCTTTTTTGTCTTCTGGTAGAATGTTTGCCTATGAATATATCACTGGCTGTTGAAATCACCGGCGGATTGAGTAACCCTAGCAAAATGCCCTGCTATGGCTTTTCCATCCCTGCAATCAAATGTATCACGGGCATGAAGTTGCGGAAAGTTGTAGACTCTATCTGTTCAAAGTGTTATGCGATGAAGGGGATGTATGGCTTTCCTGTTGTCAAAAATGCCCTGATGCGTCGCTGGGAAAAATTAACCCACGCTGAATGGGTTTCTGCAATGGCTTTCCTGATTAATAAGAAAGAAAAATCTGGTTTCTTTCGCTGGCATGATTCTGGGGACATTCAATCTGTTGCCCACCTTGCCAAGATTGTGGAAGTTTGCAAACTCACTCCCACCGTTAAACATTGGTTGCCCACCCGCGAATATTCTTTCGTTTCCGAATACTTAGCGAAAAATTCTTTCCCTGAAAACTTGACTGTGCGCTTGTCTGCCCTTATGTTAGAGGGGCAACCGCCTGTTGCGATTGCCAATCGTCTTGGCTTAACTACCAGCGGCGTTTCAAAAGAGGGATTCACTTGTCCAGCATCAAAGCAAAACAATGAGTGCCGCGATTGCCGCGCCTGCTGGCTTAAAGAAAACGCGAACATCAACTATAAACAACACTAATGATATTCTTTGCATTACTAATGATAATATTGTTGGCAATCTATAAGAAAGCCTAATCCAATGGGTCACCCTAACTGGGTGGCCTACCTTTTGCCAAAAGGGGTAGGGCCCTACCCCTAAAGATTGTTATTTATTTATGTTGCTATTTTTTTTGGAACTGATAAATTTTAGGCAAATGAATAACGAACTCATTAATCGGGTTGAAGATAAAATCTTGGAAACATTCCTGTTGGCACAAAAACAGTTTGGCAAAGTTTTTGAACTGCCCAAATTATCTTTTGAACTCAACTCATCTCGTGTTGCTGGTCAGGCTCATTTGCATGACTGGAAAATCAAAATCAATCCTGAATTTCTTGAACAATATCCTGACAAGATAATTTCTCGCACAGTTCCTCATGAAGTTGCACACTTGGTCGCTTACAAGGTTTATCCCTATGCCAAGCAGCATCATGGACCAGAATGGAAATCTGTTGCTGTGAAATTGGGCACAGAGCCAACTCGCTGCCACTCTATGCACCTGCCGTCAAAACAACCGCACACTTATGTCTGTAGTTGCCAAAAGTTCCATGTATCAAATTTGATTCACCGCAAGATTCAAAATGGTCAACGACGCTTTTGCCCAAAATGCAAAAAATATTTAGTATATCTTTCCTCTGTTAACTCTTGACACCGCCACTAAAATATAATAACTTATCTGTATGAAAACAACATTCGAACAATGGAAGAAGCAAGTTGATAAGAACATCTCTGCATTTTGCGGCTTGACTAGCGACGACTTAGAGGACTGTTGCTATATGCAATGGTATACAGATGGAGTTAAACCTTTGTCGGCAGCAAAACGCGCCATTAAAAATAGCGGGGAATAGTCCTTGGCATCCCCACTAAAATATAATTGTATCACACAACCCTCAATGGGTCTTGGTGGGGTAGGGGCGTACCCCTACCCCTTTACTAAGTCTATTTACAGTTGTCAAGTTAATATTTGATATTTATTAAAATATACTCTAAAAATTTATTAAAAAAAGATTGCACTCTTTAGCAGGTCTGATATTCTCTTTGCAGATGAAGGACACAAAGTCTTTCACAATAAACCTAGAAAAAAGTTAGTTAGTTATGAACCAGAAACAAATCGTTCGCAAGCAAGTCAAGTCCGTTATGCCCTTTGCCAAGGGTCTGCAACGCAGCTATAACATCCTGAACAGCAACTGGACGCAAAATGTTCGCAATCCGTTCCCCATGCACCAGTTAGTTGTGGAAACTTTGGCATCCCGCACCACCAGCACCCTGACCATCTCTGCACTCATTGAGGAGTTGAACAAAAAGGGTTTCATCACCAACAGTAAATATGTCAAGGACATTGTTTATAAACTCAAGGCTATTGGAATCGTGGATTGCAAAGCGTTGAGCGCACGCAGCAAGTCAAAGATTGTCTCGCGTGGTCGCAAGCCTAATGCGTTTTTTCTGGCGGCATAACTAACAAGGTTGGCAGACCCTCAAAACTGCCACATCTTACAAAAGCGGAGTTCGGCAAAGGTCTCCGATAAAGTTAAACCAGCAGCGAGGGGGAGAGCTAAACGCGCCCAATCATTTTTCCTATCAAATGGGGGTAGGGGGCCCTACCCCTAAAAGAACATATTTATTTTATTTGCTATTGATTTTGAAATAATATATATTAAAGCCAATGAAAAATGTTAATCAAATATTGTCAGCGTTAAAAGCCTTGGGGTTCCGGTTGAGCTATTCCAAGTCTGGAAACAGCACAATCAAAATTTTCCCTCCTGATTCAAGTAAGCCATTTTATTCTTTTCATAATGGGGAAAAGGGATTGCATCCCCTCAAAAGATTTGCAAAAAATAATTGGAATTTAGATTTGACATCTCTCTGAAAATTTAACAAACTATATAAATGAATAAGAAAACGATCCAATACTACACCCGCGAAGTTTACGGCAACAAATTGTCCTACATCGTTAACAAGGGTGATGCCGCAATCATTCAGCAATTAACTGGCAAAAAAACCATTGACAGCAAAACTAGGGAACTGTTGCGTGACCTGACGGCAGGAATAGTTTCCTTTGAACAAGTAATTGCCCCTTGACAAAATAGTGTAAATTTAATAAATTAACTTTATGAAAATTGAAATTGGAACTGAACTAAATGTAAACGGAAGATGGTGCATTGTAGATGCAATCGTGGGCAACATCGCTTTTGCAATAGACCAAGAGGGTGGAGACATTGAAATTGTCCTTGACAAAGATGGGTTTGAAGCGTAAAATAAATTTATGAAAATTGAGAACGAAATGACGGACTACGGGTGGGCAAACGGATACAATCCCGAATTCGACGCAGCTTTTAAAAAGTGTTTAGAGATGGGACACAAGCTGACCCGCTTGTGGGTTTCGCCGTCAGGCAATCGGGAAACGGAATGTTGCAAGCAATGTAATTATAAATTTTCCACCGACATGAGCTAGGTTGGCACGCCACTTGCTAGGGGCAGGTTGGCATGGGACTTGCTAGATGCAAAATGCGTAAACCCTTGAATATCAACGGTCTATGGGGCCCCCCGCCTAACCCCTTCAATATCAACGACTTACAAAAGTTGCCCTACTACCACAAACGCTAAAACTTGTCAAGTGGAATTGCAAAAAAAAGAAAAATAAATTTACTAAAAATCCCTTGCCATTTTTAAAAAATCAGGTAATCTTTAGTCATGAAGATTGAGAACGAAATGACAGATTACGGATGGGCAAACGGATATAATCCTGAATTCGACGCAACTTTTAAAAAGTGTTTGGCGATGAAACATAAAATCACCCGCTTGTGGGTTTCCCCTTCGGGCAATACTCAAACGGAATGTTGCAAAGAATGTAATTATAAATTTACTGTTGACATGAGCTAACTTTTAGCCCAAAATAACTTTATGAAAATTAAAAACGAGAAACACTACGCAATTCTGGGAGCCGACTTTACTGTTGAGACAATGTGCGGACCAAAGACCTACAAAAAAGGTCACAGGGCAAACACTCATGGGTTGCTTGAATCTGGCGGTGAATACATTTTAGAAGGTCATGGGACTGGTCATGTTATCCCGCGCCAACTCTTTACTAAATTCAAACACACTTGGGACGAAGTTGAGACAACTGTTGAGAATGGTGCAAAGGTTGTCAAGACTGCCCACAAAAATGTTGACGAGACACAAAAAATTCTTAAGTGGTGGGCTGAATGTGACGCAGATGCAAAGAATGAAGAGCTGAATGATAAACGCCGAGTTCTCCGCAAAAACATTGCCTACTACAAGAACAAGATTAAAGAAGTAGAGAGTGGCAAGGCAGGGGCAGAACTTGCCAAACTCTTAAAAGAATTGGAAACACTAAAATAAATGTTGACAATCTCACACTTTCAACCTATACTCTTTACATGAATAAAAACCTTTACTCAATCACCACACGCCAAAACCTTGTTGACGCTCTTTTTACTTTTGACCGCGACCAATGGTATCGGATTGGCAATGATTTTTTGCATAACATCCTCTCCGTTGAACGGGAAGACGGGAGCGGCAAAAGATTCAATGTTACGGGTTACGATTGTCACGATAAAAAACAAACTTTTTTTGTGGAGGTGGTGGACTAGTTGGCACGGGGCTTGCTAACAAAGACCTGCATAAGTGGTTGAAATTCAACGACTTACGCGGGGGGCCCCAAAAGCCCTTGAGTATCAACGACTTACGCAAGTTGCTTTTTTTGGGAAAAATAACCCCAAAAACCCCTATTTAGGCTATTTAGTCTATTTAGACTATTTTGGATATTTTAGTATTTCAGGGAAATTTTGTATTTTGTCAAGAAAAATCGTAAAATATATTTAAAAAATTTTCTAAAATTCCCTTGCGTTTTTTTGATAATCAGCTAAACTTTACCCATGAATAAAACATACTCTGTGAATGCAGTTAGCACCGAAACATTAGAGACTGTTGCCGTCAGCAGCTTTTCTTATCCCAAAGCATCAGCAAGTTTAATTGCGGCATTGGAATATGTTGAATACTTAATTTCCCACGGCTTTCATGCTTCTGTTAGTTGCGATGGCGAAGTTTTAGACTGTTACCATTGCACAATGAACATTCAGGAAACTACTTGCGCTTTGGTGTAAAATACATTTGACAACTCCACCAAAATATAATAATATATCACCACTATGAAAAAACCAATGACCAAAGAAGAACTGCAAGATATTCTCAGTAAAACTTGGTATAGAGAAATATCAGCTGATGATGCTTTTGACCTTATCTGGGCAGAGCCGTTTGAGGGAGAGACTGAATATAAAGACTATGTTAATTAATTTTTCTTGACAACTCCACCAAAATATAATAATCTATCACCACTATGAAAAACTTAACTACTGCCCTGTGCGTGTTCGTTGCAATCCTTGTCATCGTGAAATCTTCTCACGCTGAACCAACAAAGAAAAGTCGCTTTGCCCCGCTAACCGAGGCACAACTAGAAGCCAAGTATGGCAAGATTGCCGATGCCATTTACAAAGTTGAAGGCGGCGCGAAAACAAAACACCCTTACGGAATCTTGAGTGTCAAGACTAGCAACCCGCGCAAAGTTTGCCTTGTGACAATCTACCACAACGAAGTGCGCTGGAAAGATGCAGGGAGCAAAGGAGATTATCTTAATTTTCTCGCGGATGTCTATTGTCCAAAATCCGCCGACCCTGTTGGAAACAAAAATTGGAAAACCAACATCCATAAGTTCTTAAAATAATTTGGCGGCCACCTTTAAGGGGCTCCATGCCCCGTAATCTTTTCAGCGTAAATTCTGATAAGATTCAACTGGTGGCGCGCTATTTTTTATAGGGGTAGGGGGTAGCCCCCTACCCCCCCAAGGACTCCTCTATTTGAGGAGTTTGTTATTTTATTTGAAATTAACCATGACCCATTTATTGTCTTGGGTCAGTTCGTATTCAACCCCTTTGGATTGAAGGGCAAGTATCAGGTCAACAAAATTTGCCATGTCTGCACCAGAACGGAAGTCGAAGGATAAGGTTTTCATATTTTTTTGTATTCTGTCCACATTACATCATTTAGGGCGAACCAGCTACCATGCAATTTAAACAAGGGGTGCATCACCACTTTCTTTTCCAACTCATCAACATACTCTGCTGTGACCTTTTGCCAACCAACAGAAGCACATTGATACCATTCTTCACCAACGCGAACACAATCATGGACTGAAAGTGAGCGCAACCTGCGAGCTAGGAACAGGGGGCTTTCTTTGCCGCTGCCATAGTTGAACATTGCAAACACATCTTCCAGCACCCGTTCAACAGGGCTATCAGATTCGTAATGGAAGGAGCAACCACCATCACCGAGGTAATTAACGAACACGTTATATTTCATACACAATGAGTTTGGACTACGGCAGAATATTTGTCAAGTTTGTAAATGCAAAATCCGTTTGTTTCGCGCAGGACTGGCAGGCTCAACGCCACATTGCGCTGAAAAGTTCCTTTGCTGGTAAAACCATTTTTCTTGACATCGCGGCGAACAGTAAGGTAAGCCACGCCAGTTGGGGTCAAGTGTGCTTGGATTTTTTTGATGATAACATCTGCCACAGTCTCATTCACCACATTCAAAACAAAGTTGCACATTGCTTTGTCAAAGAAATTTGGCGGGGCAGGGAGAGGCTGGTAGTGCGGGTCATAAGGATAGCACAGGTATCCTACATGAGTTAAAAACTTTGTATCCTCACCGCGCCCACACCCATAGTCAAGGATTTGTTTTGCATCCTTGAAAAAGCCATTGGTCAAGAGCCAAGTGGCAGGAGCAGATAGTTTGTTGCGTTTGATTGCTGTTAAGTGCGATTTGTTATTAACCATACAAAGAAGATATCAGGTCTGGTAAAAAGGTCAAGGGTTTTTTTAATTATTTTTTTATATAATTTAGGGGTAGGGGTATGCCCTACCCCAGAACCTACCCCCTACCCCCTTATTTGCTTATTTGACAAAAAACAAAAAAGCCCGCCTCTTTCGAAGCGGGCTGTGATTTATTTGCTTGACTTTTAGTTTAAGCTAACTGCTGCCAGTTCATCCTTGACAGGGGTCACCAATCGCGCAAAGCGGTCAGACTTTTGCGAGGCGCGGTCAAATGCCGCAAGGACATTAGAGGAGACGCGGTTTGCCAATTCAAAGCGGTCACCAGCAACATCGTGGGTGAGATGTTGAGTCACGGCATTGTAGAGGTTAAACAGGTTGCGACCAGCATCCTCACGATGCGTGGGGCTTGCCCAGATGCCGCCGATGCCTTCGCGCAACTTGCCAGAGATGACAGACTGCTTTTCCAGATTGGCAAGGATGTTCGCGCCCTGAATTTGAGTCACCTTAATATCAGACAGGCGGTCAAAAACAGCAGTGGCACTGTTCCAAGACACAATCGCCTTTTCAAGCGCATCAGAAACAAACTGCACGCTGATACCAGACGAATGCTTTTTGGTCATGCCCACTTCGCGTTCCATGGTGGTCATGCCATTCAAGCAGAGCAGACGCAACATCCCCAAACCAAATGAAGCGCGGAGGGAGCCGTCAAACGAATTCTGCAAGGTGAGACGCAAGCCAACTTCGTCGCCAACCTTGAGCTTTTTGGTATGATTCTTGAAATCATAAACCGCGTAAACCTTTTCACCAGCACCAGTCACCACAACCTTGCGAGTGTAGTCAGTCATTTTCTTTGCAGCAAACGCATCTTCCGCAACCTGAATCAGGTCAGCGTTCTGCACGATACCGTAGCGGTCAGTCACCTTGCCCAACACTTCAAGAGTGTCAGTGCGGCGGTTAACAGTGAACCCATCCTTGACGAATGAGCCGTCAGTGAGCTGCATGAATGAGGGAGCAGCTTCCACAGAGTAATTGAACGAGGAGGATTGTTTTGCGAGTTGAGCCATAATTTTATCTTTTTGTTTGTTGTTTGTTTAACTAACGGACAAAGATTATCAGACTATTCATTCCCGCGCAACCTTTTTTTGATAGTTTTTTTAAAAAGATTATTGCAGAAAAAGCTTGACAAGCCTCCTCGCACACTCTGCGGGGGTAGGGGGCCCCCTACCCCCAAAAATCCCTACCCCCCTACCCCCCTTTTTAATATATTATTTATCCCAATCTTCTTCTTTATCCCTTCTTATATTTGCATAGCTTATTATTTAAATTAGATTTTCTAATATTTGAAAAACAAAAAAAGAACAGGGATTTCTCCCTGCTCCTTTTCTTATTTCGTGTCTGGTTTGTTTAATTTGCGAAAGCGTATTTCAAAACGGAATCTTTGAAATCGTCGTCAGGCTTTTCAGCTTTAATGAGACCAAGCTCATATTCTGTGCCAGAGTTGTTAATGGAGCGATACTGCTCCTGTTCAATGGCGAGGAAATCTTGTTCCGCCAACTTGTGAGCTTCTGTTGCGACTCCGCCTTTGACTCCCTTGTTGGGGGCAGAATCACTCAACTCAATCACTCGACGATTGAATAAGTAATCCTTTAAACGCTGAACAGTTGACCAACAGGCAATCACCCCATCCTTCACATAGTTTGCATCGCTAGAGGTGCAGTTCCAATTCCAGAGGGACAGGTATTTGCCGTGCGCTATCTCATCTGATTCTGCATTGACGAACAGCAGGATTGATGAGCCGTAATTTTGATATGTAAGTTTCATACGGGGACAAGGTATCAGCAATAGCCCTCGGTGTAAAGGGTTTTGTTTATATTTTTTTCTATTAAAGGGGAGAGAAATGCTTCATTGATTGATGCAATGTTTGAGCTATAATTCAACTCTAGATTTTCAAATCTGATCTGTTTATCATTTACCTCATCAAACCAGACAAGGTAGCAATAGAACTTGTGGTGGGATGTAGTTTGGGCAAAGATGGCGGGGGAGCAGATTGTGCCCTTGTAGCCATTGAATGTTACTCTGTCGCCAATATGGAATGAATTAATCATATAACGAGAATACCAAATTTTTATAAAGAGTCAACAATTATTGGCAATCAAATTCAGGATGCTGTTGGGGAGGACCATGATAATATGGATTGGGTTCCCAAGTATCATAATCTGTTAAAATCCATGCGTGTTCAGGACGCTCATATCCAACATTACGAGCATATTCCCTACAAGCGTCCATTGGTGTTGCCATTACATCTTCTTCTTGGTGGTAATACATAATGGTGATAATATAACAAGTTATTATTTAAATGTCAAGCAAGTTAAGGGTAGGATTGCCTCGTGCTACGCACTTGGAATCACAGAGACTTAGGCCTCCTTTTCCCCTAACCTGCCAAAGTAAAATCCCGCTGCAAGCGTCCGCCAGAATCCAGCAGATTATTGCCCACTTGCACTTCGTTCGAGCTTTCCTTAGCGTATCGCCTAGTATATTCCCGAGACTCGTCCGGCATAGGAACGGGATAAATTAGTTATTTCGGGATGTAACCCAAAAATTTTAATTGTTCAGAGATGCTCATCCCTTTATTTTCGCCGTGGTCTTTGGCAGCAACCTTTGGCTTGGTGCTTTTGCGCTTTGCCCCAATGTTTGCTTTTGCCACAGCAGGATACCAATTCTTTTTATTATTGTTCATATAGCTAATATAACAGAATCTCTTATTTTGTCAATGATATTTCTTTATTAAGATTGCAATAATGATTGCTGCTGCGACTGTGCAAAAGATAATAACTTTATTATTATTTGATTTGGTATTTTTTTTATTTGATTTTTTTTTCATATTTTTATTGGTTCGACAAAGGCATACAATTCTTTTGGTGCAATGCTAAAGTATTTAAACAAAGCGGGGCACAACCATCCAGTTGTCTTTGTCTCATTACACTTATACCAGTTGCCGCCACAATCTTCGTGACTCCATTCCAGTTTCAAATCATACTTTGGCAAAGCATTTTTAGAAAATACCAATTTGAATCCTTTATTTGCATTGGGGATTTTCTTTTTGGCAATGGCATAATCAATCATCTCTGGGATACCAAAGACAAAGGCTTCAGCCTTTAAGCCAGTTGCAACATCATCAAAGACCCAAGTGTTATCTTTGAAATAAGGATTCAATACCATTACAGAGTTATCGTTCATGGGTATAATATATTATAATTTTATAAAAAAGTCAAGCGGTTTTGTGGATGACCGCAAACCATATCTTTTGGGGGTAGGGCTCCCGTTATTCTGGGCTTCCCTCTTCCATTTCAAAGACCCCCTCATCAATCAAGTATCTTTGAACTTTCTCTGCTTGCTCCATAGACTTGGCATGAATCAAGAATGAGCCGTCTTGGTGGAATGTTACCAGAGTGCCGCAAACAGTTATCTGGTCTTTGATGGGGCTATCGCTAGGATTTTTAGTTTTCATTGTAGTATGCGTATTTAAATGAATAAGGGTCGTTCAGGTAATAGGTCGGGCTATTGTAGCGACCTTCTGTATCAGCATTCACTTTGTTAATGAAGTTTTTAAAACCCCAACTCTTTTGCTCTGCATCTTCTGCCAACAGTCGGCGGTCTGTGTTTGAAAGATTGTCCCAAGCATCAAGGAACGAATCTCTGTTAATACGATACCAATGATATGTTTTGTTCATTACTATTTAATACTACTTTGTTTTTGTTTGTTAGTCAAGGTCAATTAGATTAACTTTGACTTGGGTTTCTTCAGTCTGACCAGAGATGCTGGAGACCAAATCTGTTGCTGCTCCTGTTACAAGATTTTCTAAACCAAAGGCTTCCATCTGCTTGCGCGAGACAAGAATCTTTAGGTCAGGCAATCCTGCAAATTTTTTGTTTAGGATTCCAAGGGTAACAGGCACAAAGCTAAAACTGCCTTTGGTGCGACCTGCCCCCTTACGAGTTACTTTCTTTTTAACAATTTCCATATACAGAATATACTAGATGTTTAATTTATATGCAACTATTTTTTTAATTTATTTTTTTATGCTGCTTGGGGTAGGGCTTCAAACCCCTTGAGGTAGTCAAGACCTTTGCCAGTAATTGTGCGTCCCTTGCCAGCAGTAATCTCCATCAGGGAATGTTTCTGGAGATAGGTCTCATAGTCTTTCTGAACTGCCTCGCGGCTCAAACCAGTCTTGGCGGCAAGGTTGGTGAGGGAGCTACCATCGCTGTTCTGACGCATAAAGCGCAAGAGGTTCAGTTCAATGGGGGACAGTCCCAACGGCAGGATGCTCAACAAACCAATTAACTTTTGCCAATCTTGCTTGCCAAACTCTTTGCCGCCGCACAGGTATGTCTTAATGTCCCCTGCTGTTTTGACTGCCTGACGAGCATTGCCGCGCAATACAGTAGCAATCTCCAAAAGAACATCATCTTTGAACTTGACTTCTGGTGCTGCTTTCTGAACAATTTGACCCAAGTGACTGTAAGAATAATCTTCCAAGTCAACGCGAGTCAACCTATCCATAAGGGGAGCAAATACAGAGTGAGACTCTGATGTTGCAAAGATAAAGGTCTGGCGCGAGAAGTCAATGTCACAAGCATAGTCATCATAGACAAATGTATTTTTGTTGGTGGCATTGGGATTCAACAATGTCAGGAGACTCATGGTAACATCCTTCTTGATTTCAGATGCCTCGTCAATAAAGATTGTGACATCTTTGTCAACTACATGAGGCACAAGCACATTGTTCACAAACTGGCGAACGCCTTTGATGGTGCTGGCATTGATTTCAAGAAAGGTTTTCTTCTTGACTTTGCCATTCTCTTTTAGGACAGGCTTGCCATCCTCATAGAGATACAGTTGCTTTGCCGCCTCCCTCGCCAACATACTTTTGCCCTGACCTTTGGGAGCGCAGAGCATCAAATTGGGCATGATGCGAGTGGAGTGATAAGAATTCAAGTAGAAAGCCAATTTTTTCTTGGCTGCATCTTGACCGATAACATCAGGGAATAGGTTTTCCATAGGCAAGTAATCTACCAGAGACTTCAGTTGGGGTCAACAATAAAAAAAATAATTTTAAAGTAATTTTTATTTAATATAATTACTTTTTGGGTTCTTGTTTAACAAACTGCTTATCATACTCACCTTCTGCTTTGCGGCACACTTCTTTAAGAAACTTGCTAACTTCGGGGTATTGCACTTCCTCGCCTCTGATAACCTCTGCTGGCTTTTGCAAATCTTTTAAAATCCTATCTTGCTCTGCTTTTGTTAATTTATTAAAAACTTCTGTGTAAGTCTTTGAATACAAGTCTGTTAAACTTTTGGTCTCTTTTGCGGGGGTGGGGGTTGCTGCCGTAGCGTTATTTACGCCATTTTCATTCAATTTTGGATTTTCGCTCATGTTTATGTAATTATATTAAATATTATTAATTTTTAAAGAAATTTGCTATTTTTTCGTTATTTACTTAAAAAATCTTTCAAATCTGCCGTTATTTACGAATTTTCTTATTCAATTTAGAAAGTCTCTTATAGCCTCTTTTCCATACTTCATCAGCCATAATGTCTGCCATCCTTACTACAAACCTTTCTTGCAAATCTGGCAAGAAGCAATGCAACATCTCATGTATTAAAGTATTTAAATATTCTTTGCTACTTTGTTTTGGGTCAATCTCAATTTCAAAATCTTCTTGCATGGCATAGCCATACACATTATCACCTGATAAATCTTTGTGCCTAATTGTTGGTTTTTTGATTTTTACTCTTGATGATGGCATCTTAACATAAGATTACATCAAGGTCAAGCATATTTGAAAATTATTTTGTTCAAATTTTTTTAACTGATTTGCTTAATTATATAGTTAATATAAGTCATCATTTCATTTAAGGTTAGGGAATCCTCATGCCTATTGACCTTTACTCCAGTCTTAAACTGCAATTCATTAAATTCTTTTGATTTAATAAAGGTGTATCCGCCATTGTTATCAGGCACTCTGGTGGAACTCTTATAGACCAGCACATTGTCGCGGGGCACTCGTTTGCTCCACCAATCTACTGCATTGGGGAATTTGGGCACGCCCATAAAGTTCACCTCAACCAAGTTTTCACTATGAAACTTAATTAAGATTGAATTTGCTGGATAGTTAAGTGTGGTGCAGTTTTTAACAACTTCTTCATTCTTTCCAAACTTAATATGCTTGATTTTATTGGTATTAAACCACTTAATAGGAATTTTGTGTTGTTCGGGATTGTAGTTGGGGATAACATTATTCATAGGGGTAAATATATAGGAGTTTTAATTTTTAGTCAATAGTTTTTTTCAGATTTTAGATAAATACCAAAAACCCACACGGCGATTATTAACACGATAAACATTATGTTTTTTTATAGTTTTCATAGGTAGGGAATGAACAAAAGTAGGTTTGACAAGAATGTAATTATATTAAATTATAATAAATTAAATAAATTTCGCATACGACCCAATTTTATAATCATTAATAAATATCTATATACATTCCTTTATGTATCTGTATCTACTTATTAATTGTTTCTTTATCTTATGGTATCTTATACTATACTCTGGTCTTTGGCTTTTTTCCTTCCTTGAGATGAATATACGCTGTATTTCATTCTTTGTCAAGGGAAACAGCATAAATCGTTGATTTATATGTGTTTAAGGTTGGTTATTTAAAAAGAATTTTGTTCAAATTTTGGGTTTTTTGGGGGTATTTATAATTAAAAAAATAAACCTATAAAATTATCCTTTTTTGTGTCTTCCCCCATCTAATCCTTAATCAATACCTCCAGCCCTTTGTTGCCCCGCCCTTGACATTTTAAAATTCTTCCTTGTAATTGGTCAATACATAGGATAAATTAATAACAAAAGAGTTTTATATATCTATAAATGCCCATCTATATATCAAAAGATACTCATATACCCCATCTCGCCCCACTTTGCCCCTTTTCAGATACAAAATCTAATTATATTAAATTTTAATTACAAAAAGGAGTGCCAACTTTTAAAGGTCAGCACTCCAGTTCTCCCAACCCACCTCATTGCCAAGCATTGCACTTGGTAAATTTGTTACTTAATTCCAATCTCTTTTCCCACCATAACCTTGCCAAGAGTCATGTATGGATAGTGATGCCCACGAGCTTCCGCAACCAGTCCACAAAAAGACCCATCGCTGTATTGGTATTCTTCGTTTTCGGGGTCAGCATAATTTTCATTAGGCTCCAACCATTGCCAATTTTCTACCATTATCCAACCATGATAATTTTCATAGACCATGCAAGGGACATTTTTTTCAATTAATTTATTGAGTTGATTGACTGTGAACTTCTCTAATATCTTTTTGGTAGATTTCATAATTATATTAAATTTTAATTAAATTGCATCATCTTCATCATCAGTTTTCTTCTTTTTCTTAATCTTTTTCTTTGCTGCCAGTTCCTTCTTTAATTCATCAAACATCTGGAGGGATTGGTCATGCTCCTTTTTGCGCTGCAATTCTTTTTCTAATTGAGATTTTTGAATGTCCTCAATTTGTTTTTCAAGGGTTTTTTGCAGTTCAAAAGATTCTTTGTAGAGTCCCACATTGGCATAACAAACATGGGTAAATACAACCGCCGCATCATCAGGGTCAGCCCCTTTGGGGTGAATGAGCATAGTTGTCCCCATGTAAGGCTCGTCATTGCCAGAATCAGGGTTCATTTGAATAAAAGGTTTATCTTTGATTCCTTTGAAAACTTCTACTGCAATGGTTCCTGCTTCCATGATTTGTGATTCAATGTCAAAATTTGAATTATATTCATCCATTTGCACTTCCATTGTCCAGTTGGAGCTGGTGATTACATAAATTGGCAATTCTTTTGGTTCAGCAGTCATATAAATATATTATGGGAATTTTAAAGATAGTCAAGCTCATTTGCGCGGCGGCAATCATTAAACATTACAGAATAGACTTCTTCTGTTCGCCAATCCCTTACCATTAGCCTATCATGCAATACTTCTTCTACAAACAAGGGTTCAGAATCGCCATTGATAACAATTTTGTCACCAGACAAGTAGTTTTTCTCAAAAGGAAAGGTGAATTGTTCAGAAATGTGCATAAATTAGTTAAGATTGCCAACATTGTTCTGTTTCATCCATTTAATTGCCCCAGATTCAGACATTAGTTTTTTAAAATCGTATTCGTCTCCATATTGAGCCATTTTAACTAACCATCTTACAGTAACGCCCTGATACCTTTGAGGTTGGGCAGACACATAAAATTGTTTCCCTGCATATTCCATCTCAAAACTGTTTCCATATCCAAGAAGGTTCACATTAAAAATCTTAAATCCATAAGATTCAAAATACTCTTTCCATTTTTTAAAGTATTGTTTATCAAGTTTCCTAATTTCACTCAAGTATTCAGAGTATTCTTCTTTTAGGGTATTCATAATTAATCTTTGTATTGCTCTAATGCCGCCGAAACAACATTTATCTTTTTAATGGTGGAGAGATTATTATAATTTTTATACTCATCCTGCCAGTTACGACCAGCATAACCTTCCAAGTCAGTTTCAAGATTTTCTAACTGAACTAGAAGCATTTCATAGTGAGTTTCATATAAACTTTTGTTTTGCATACCCTAACTATATATGATTCTCGTTTTTTGTCAAGGGTTAAGTGTAGTCATCATCATTTATATCACCATCCCACCAACGCACAAGGAAAGCCCAAAAACAACTAAATAAAAAAACAGCAGATAAAATTGCACACAAACCTATTAATATCTTCATCATCTATATTACCCATCTTAATCATTAATTAAATTAAATTTTTTTAATTCTTTGCCATTTAGTTGGCGTTTCAAGGTAATTTTAACAAAGCTACCATCAGAGTTTGTTGTTTCAAGCAAGATTGAATCTGATTTTTTCCTGCCAAGTCGCGCATCATGCAAAGATGTTTTGGTAAAGTCAATTACAGGTTCAGCTTGAACATGATACCAAATGCCATTATCTTTGTAAAACTGGTCAAATGCTCCCAAAATGCGAACTTTCTTATTGCGTTCCTCTAACCATTTACTTTTGTAACTTTTGAGAGTTTGGGGGTGATAAACACAAATCAATTTAGTTTTAGGGTGAACATAGACAGTTTTTATGTTGCCTTCAACTGGCATTGCACTTTTTGTTCTCCAAGAATACTTTGAATAATAATAAATTTTATTATCTTCACCAATGAAAGTATCAACTTCTACATGATTACGAAACTGCTGTTTGGTGCGGTATTCGGGCAGTAACCATTTCAAATTGACAAACTTATGAAATACTCCATCAATGTGATTTCCTTCTTGACTTTCAACCCATCGTTTCAGTCGAGTGTAGGGCAAATTTTTACCCCAATAATTATCAAAATAATCATCATCTTGGAACTTCTCAAACTTGGGAAGATTGTCAAGTTTTTCTTCTGGTTGGTGATTGCAATCCATATTTTTAATTAAGCTGCAATTAATGTTCCCACTCTGGAAGCAAATCCCATGTTGCTCCCCTTTGCCATGCGTGAAGATACTGTTTTGTAATTGTCAAATGCTGCTTTGGAGGTAATCACGATTGCTCCAGCAGTCTTATGCCCATAGGACACATAGCCAAACTTTTTCTTTTGTTGGGCAAACTTCTCGCCGCAAATGACGCACACTTTAAATCCAAGAGATAATCTCTCTGGGTGAATAGAATTTCCGCATCCACAGTTCATATAATTAAATAATTGTCTAAAAGCCAACATTAAAAATCAGGTCGCTCACTTGGGATTCTCATTCAGTTACAATCGTGGTATCCACTCACCTAACGGCTTTCCCTTATGCCCTCATTGTCTTAATGCTGGCTGTTAAACAACAAAATTAATATACCAGCTTTTTATAAAATGTCAACAATTATCTTGCGAATATCACTATCCGATAAAGTTTTTCCATTTTCCAGAGTTACATCAGAACCAACATTTTCATAAAGAAAATTTAACGCATACATAATTACCAGTTTTTGCTCTTTTGTTAATTTCATATAATTAAATATATTAATTTTTTTATAAAATGTCAAGCCTCAACTAATTTATACTTTTTACCATCAATTTCCACCACTTTACCAGCACAACTTGGTGTTTCTTTCTTGGCTTCTACGATGTTCAATCTGCCATAACTAACAGTTCCAATAATGAGTTTCTCGCAAGTGATAAGAGTTTCCGATTCATCAGGTATTTTCCACAAGCATAATCCTGCAAAAATGCGTAGTATTGCAGATAATTCTTTGCAAGTAATATATAGACCAGCTTGAATGGAACTACCAGCGTCAATGTATTCACCAGCTTGAATGGAACCAGCAGCTTTAATGGAACTACCAGCTTGAATGGAACCAGCAGCTTTAATGCAACCACCAGTTTGAATGGAGCCACCAGCTTTAATGGAACCATCAGTTTCAATGAAGCCATCAGCTTGAATGCAGTCACCAGCTTTAATGGAGTCACCAGCTTTAATGGAGTAACCAGCTTCAATGAAGCCTGTCACAATGACGCATTTAGGAAAACGAGCATAACTTGCCTCAATTATCAAATTTCCATCAAAATTGGATAGGTCAGTTTTACCAATGTAAGTTCCATTGGAGTTAAAATCAGAAGATGTTAGGGTTAATGTATTCATATAATCAAATATACCAGCTTCTCATTCTTTGTCAAGGTCTTTTACCACAATGTCTCTCAAATAATAATTAATGTCATCCAGTTCTTCTAGCAATTTGTTATCCCTTGCCCCAAACAATATGCAAGTATTCAGGTGGGATTTGGCATTTTCTAAATGGAATTTAAAATTAATAAATTCATCTTTGTCCCCATTGAATGTTTCAAGAGATACAATCATAATTTGCTTCCTCCTGCATGGCTATCCAAAAATCTTCTGGCATAATGATATTGTCTTTAGGTTTGCCATATTGGAAAAACAATGGAGCAATTTCCCAAACACAGCGTCCCGCCAATCCACAACCAATTTTCGTCACTAGAAAAATAGAATCAGGATTTTTTGATGCAAAGTGAAGAAAACGCTCAACATAAAAATTAATTATATTAATGGGCAGAGCATTTATACTCCAATCCTTTGTGGGGATAGCAAAACATTTTCCTTGCAAACCAAATCCCTGCCCCATCTTTGCTTCAAACTTTTCCCATGCAAGGAGAGCAGCACCAGCACCATGAACGCCAGATTCATTGCTACCGAATACGAACACTTCATTTTTAGCCAAACTAGTAATGTTATCAGGAGTATATCTCATATTTTAATTCCTTTTGTTATTGCGAGTGACTTTACACGCTGCTGCCATGATGCTGATTCAATCCTCATTAGTTGATTCATTAATCCTTTTCTGAAAATCGAATACTCTGACCAAGAAAGAGTCAATTCAACCTGATTGCAGAGGTCTAACAGTTCATTATTCAAAATTGGCTGTTTGTTGAAATCCCAACACAAAATCAAATTATCTTCTCTACCATAAGGAAGCGTTTGAACAGTTTTCTCTGGCAGCATCTTTGCTAATGCTTCTTTCAACTCTTTGTCGTAATAATCCATAAATTATTCTTTGTTATAAAATTCTAACATTGGTTCATTCACTTCAAAACTACCATCAATATAATCAAATTCAGTAGGCAATGGAGCAATTTCGGCTTCTATAATTGCTTCATCAAGTGAGGCAGCTTCAATCTCCAATACTCCACAAACTGACCAAGTGCAGGGGATTTGATATTTCATATCTCTAGTATGGATGAATTTTCTTTTTTGTCAAGACAGTTTTCTCTTTTTTCGTGACAGGAGGTTCGCCATAATGGAAACCAGTCTCATCTTCATACCCAACAGGGCAACAGAATAGTTCTTTTAGGAATTTGATAATTTTGTTAATCATATATATTTTAATTAATTTTTACTGCCATCGCATCAGATTTTTCATCGCCATAAGTTTTTTCATGCTCGCCGTAATACCATGCTTTATTAGCATTTAATTTTAAACCAATTATAGTTAATTCTGTAATTTCGTGTTCCCCGCCTTCGTATCCATGACAAACTACCATCAGTTCAGGGTCAAAACTTTGTAGTCTGGTAATTAATTCTTTAACTTTCATAATTAGTTTTCTAAAACATAGCTCCAGTATCTTGAGTCAGTCTTGTTTTGATTAATGTCCCACCAGATGCAACGAGCCACATAGCTTGGCACACTCCACGCCTTACACATACTAATCCAATGCTTCTCAATCGCTTCGTAGTGCGCGGAGTCGCGTGTTTGGTCAAGCCCATACAGTTGAAAAAGGTGAGTATCCATGCAAGTCACTTCGCACTCATTAGGATAAATCATCTCCAATCCAAAACTTGTTTTAGCCATTCCCAAACCAAGAATCATTTTCTCAAGACGATTGCGATAAGTTGCCCAAGATTCAGAAGATAATTTATTAAATTTTAATGAATTGCTCCAAAATTGTTTGGAGAAGGTATCAACAAAGCGAGTGCGGTTATTGTGCAAACCAACCCTGCTCTGCTCTAGGAGAGCTTTTAGCTTGTCGGGGTGATTGAACCACCCTGTCCAGTCTTTGATTGCCTGATAGCCTCGCAGATTCGATTCCCAACTCGTATGCACAGACATAAACGCAAACAACCAACGCTGAAACTTTTCTGAATCAGTAACAGGTGCAACTGACTGCCAATAATTTTTATAATTTTTAATTACTTCTGAATCTAATGAATTGAAGAATTTCTCAACTTTGTTATAGCTAATGTTGGCGCGAACTTTATTCTTGGAATCCATCTTGAGATTCCAGAGGTCAAACTGTTCGCTAACAGGTGAAACGCAAGGAGCGATTGAAATGAAATCAAGTTGTTGCATAATTAAAATATAATATAATTTTATATGAAAGTCAAGGAGAGAGTGGGAAAACCTACTGACCCACTCCCTCCCGATTTGAGACTAACGATTTTAAAACCTACTAAAAAATCGCCAGTCAAATTTTTTAACCATCAATCAAGTTGACATACTGCATGACTGCTTCAATCTTGCTCTTATCAGCCACGCGCTCCCAGATGGAGATGCTATTGAACAAGGGATAAGTCTCCATAAGTGCCTCCATGAGCGTTACCATGTCATTAGAAGGAGGAACAGGCTGAAAATATGCCTTCCATTGAACCGCCGCATCCAAGACAACCTTATCGCTCTTGTGCTGCATCTTGTCGGCAATCAGGGCAGTCTTACGGAACAGGGTATTAGCATTTGCCTTGCCACTATTCTTCTGGATGAACCTTGTCCAATCAGTCACACTTGCATCATAGTTAATGCGGTCAGCAACTTTTTGTGCAATTTTATTTTTATTAAAATAAATAGTCAACTCACTAGCAATATGGTCGAACAAATTGACCATGTTTTTATTGTCTTTTAATTCAGTCTCATGCTTCTGCTTGAAGCCATAGACTTTGGTAATGTCAATCCCAAAATGTTTCAAGGAATTAATGATGCTTTTCAAATCTGAAGGAGAGGTCATCTTGCCTTCCTGATTTTTGAATTCAAACTTGTCAATGATAACATACAGTCCCGAATCATTGGCAACATCAACATCTTCCGATTTCCAAAAGTCACTCTGCTTACGATGCCAGTTGTTTGCATTGGCAGCAAAATCAAAGTCATAAGCAAACTCTTTGCTGGAGTGTTTGGTATTCTTTACGGCGGTGGAACCAGATGTCGTTGTCAAGCTAATTTTCGGCAAAGAACTCAACTTGACAAAGTTTGCTTCAATCAAACCAGTATCAGAGAGGAACTTGGCTTTATCAGCAGGAGTGCGATAAGTCAACAGCCAAACTTTTTTACCATTAGAGATGGGCGTGTGAACACGATTCACGATTGCAGAACTGATATTCAGGTCATTGTCAATCAGCAAAGTGTTTGAGTTGCATTGAATACCATGCGATTCATAAGAGCGAACTTTGTTGCCACGCCAAGTCTTTTCATAGGTCTTGACTGCATAGCTACCATCCGTAGGAGGATTAAAACCAATGTTCGCAGAGTTAATCTTCACGCCATTGAAAACAAGATTGCTCTTGACAAGGTTGCGAAGCATATACAGGTTGCTGCCATAGTCCATCACTTCACCATACAGTTTGTGAGCATCAAACATTGTTTGACAAGACTTGAACCTCTTATTCAATTCAGCAGACACTTCGCTAATGATGCGAGTCATCTTGTCTTTGATAGCCTTCTTGGTGCGGTCAGTAAATTGGAGCTTTTCGCGTGAAGCAGAAATTTCCAAATCGCCAATCGCAAAGTCAACCTCAATCCCGCAACTCAACGCATTGGTAATGTTCTCCTCCGTGGGCAACATTGGATAGCTAGTAAAGTGATTGTCAATCGGGTATCCAATGTTGCCCATGATGGCAATGGAAGTATTGGACTTGCCAGTAATTTTCCAATCTGCTCCCTGCATGATGGGTTCAGCTTCATCATACTTAACCTGCGAACCATTAACAACAGGCTTCACTTTAAAATAACGAAATAAATTATTAGCCTTGTCATGGAACGATTGAACATCATAATCCTTGACGGCAATAGAAATCTCTACTCCGTTTTCTTCTTTGGTGGGTTCAGAGGCAAGTTTAGCAATCTTACCAATCTGCGAGGGGTCAATAAAAGCATTGTAAGTGGTCTTTACGCCATCCACAAAAGCAGTAATAACAAAGTTATCACCATAGGCAAAGGCAGATTTGCTGCCCAGACCAAGCTGCCCAATCATCTGGTTGCTCTTGCGTTTGGTAGATTCACCATAGAACGCATAAATGTCTTGAATGTCCTGTTCGGAAAGACCCAAACCAAAATCGCGCACCTTGAAAACAGAATTGAAACGCGAGGGGAGAGTCACATGAATGGGCAACGATGCCTTACCAGCTTCAACATGAGCGTCAACAGCATTGGTCGAATACTCGCGGATAACAGCAAGAATCTTATCAGAATAAAGTTGGTTGCGAAGAACAGAGAAGATGTGAGCCAGTCCTTCTTGTTTGATGCCAAAAGAAACGGCGTTTTTAATTCCAGAGGAAACTACATTGTTAGGTTTTTCGATAGTAATCATAATAGGTTTTGTTTAAATAGGTTTAACTGACATGACCAATATGCCAGACCTTTCATCTTTTGTCAAGGGGTTTTAGAAAAAAGATAAAATGTTTTTGCGTAATTAAAATTAAATAAAAATGCCGCCAACAATTAAGTCGGCGGCATCGTGTTCGTTTTTACCTAGCTTTAGATAAATTTGCCATTGTCGTCACGGCGTTGGCGAAGTGCAGCAGCGCGAAGTTTGGCGCGAGTTGTTTCACTAACACTAGGCTTCGACTTTGCAACAGGGGTCTTGCAAGAACAGCTATTCTTTTCGCAAGAAGGCTTAATCAAGTTTTCACCTTGATATTCTTCATACCCACAGTTATATCCTTCAATGAAAGCGTCATCATTGTATGTGCCATCTTGAATTTCCTCAAGGGTGGTATCTGCATCTTGGTTAAAACCATGCTCTGCATCTGACCATCCCAATGAATATCCTTCTTCAAAAGAATCTTCAGCAGAAAGACCTTCATCTTCACACTCATACTCAACGCCATCATCTTCAGCGGGAGAGTATTGCGTATTGAGTGCTTCCTCAAGGGGACGCTCAAAAGTGCCAACAATCTTGTAGAAGCAGCAACGCAATTTCTGGCAGTTGCAATCGTGAGGGATGCTAATAACATCCGTGGGGTCAATCTCCACAATCAGCAAACGACTATCGCCGCCGCCAAAACTCTTGGCGTAATCCAAGCTGCCAGCATGATAGCCACTAGAGCAAGCGATATTTGCGTCATCGCAAACCAAGTTGCGTCCCATGCGAGGAATTGTTGCTCCAACACTATTGTCAACAGTTCCCGTGTGATGGTCAGTCCAATCGGCGCGAACACTCTTGTATGCAAGGAAGTTACCATCAGGAGTGAGGGGCATCTTCTTATGCTCAAGGAAACGATACAGTTCGCTAACGGCGCGACGAGAAGGATTCTGCATCAACTTGTCAAGGAAGTTGCAAAGAGGCTTGTAGGGCAAGCCCTGACGCATAAAATCGAGGATGCGGTCAACAACATGGTTATCAACATTCTCGCCTTTGTAAAGGACGGCGTTATTCTGGACAACAATGTTTCCGTTGGTGAACTGACCAACTGCTGCTCCAGTATCAAACAGTTCTTCAATCTCATCAAAATCCTCATTAACAATGCGTTCCTTAATCTGGGGGAAGTTGGCATTGGAAACGGAGGCGGTGTAGGGTTTGCCACCAACCACAATGGTGATGGATTCATCAGTTACAATATAAGCAGGTGCATTTTTCATAATAGTTTTTATTTTTTAGTTTAGTTTAACGAACAATCATATCCTATCAGGGGTTTATTTTTTTGTCAAATGTTTTTTAAGATTTTTTATTTTATATTTAATACTTCTTTAATCTCATCCGCCTTTTGTTCTTTACCCTTTTTGATTCCCCATTCATGGACTTGTTTAAGCATTTCCTGAACTGTCCAGTTTTGGGAGTCGTCTAGGTAAATGTTTAAATTTTTGGTTAAATAATTATTAATAGTATTTGTTAATTGAGTTTTCATATTAATCTACATCTTCATTACAGGCATAGCAAACATTGGACATTGGCATTGTGCGAGAAAACCAAGTGCCTTCGTCGCTACCACAATGGGGGCATTTCCATGTATCTTCCTTCTTTTCAAGATGCTCCTCATTTATATTTAAATTTTTAATACTTGTTTTCATAAAGGAGACGCAGAAAAAGATAAATTACTTAAACTAACAGGAGTCATTGGTGAGTCTTCAAAGTCAACAAGATACACAAAGCTGCCATTTGTTTTGTCTCCCCAAGTAACGGCGCGAGTATAGCCAGAGGAGTCTTTATAAAACTCTTTGTCCCCAACTTTAACATTTTTCTTTAGATAAACTTTCATAATTTATTTCTTGAAACAGTTGCTAATGTCAATTCTGGCAAAGTTTGGAGTTCCCAAGCCAGTCAACCCATTGTATAAAAAGGTTACTTCTTTGTCAATCCAGTCTTTTTTATTCTTTAAAATAACTGCTCGTTTCTCATAAGTGCCTTTGAACATGGCATCAAACTTTTGACCTTTCCATAGCAGAGTTGCTATTGTGGCAGCACCTTTCCAGTTGCCGTCCCCATCTTGAATGTTGGTTAAGATTGCTTCTGCATCATCTTCTGGCTTGATTTTCAAAAGATATTTGCTGCGCTTATTTTCGTAACCTTCGTCCAATTTTCGGAGAATACCGCCTTCTTCGCCATCTTGCACAAAGATACTATATTGTTTATCTAAATCAACCTTGCTCTTAACTGGATAAGTTTTAACTTCTTCAATATATTTATATTTATTAATTACATTGTTATCAATCCAATATTTGCGAGTCTTATAGGGGATTGCTTGTCCATGAGTATCAAAACCATATCCATCATAGACATAGTATTTAACCATCTCTCTGCTCTTTTCAACATCTTCTGGAGTGATGTTCACAGTTCTGCGAATGAGTTTATTTAATTCATTAAGTTCTTGGCGAAGTTCGTAATTGGCAAGTTCGCCATCTAAAACTGCAAAAGGTTGTTCAGCAAAGAAAGATTTGAGAGATTCTTCAATGTGTTTAACATTTACATATTTCTCACCTTTGCGAGTAAAAAGACCATCTTTGGTTGCAATACAGCGATTGCCATTAAACTTGCATTGAATACCCCAGAGTTCTTTTGAAAAATCAATCTTTGCAGAATAGTCATTATAGTTCTTTGCCAACATTGGCTCAACATACTGAACTGTATCTACATCTTTGATAGAATCAAAATAGCCAGTTTTGCGTTGCTTTTTGTATTTGGCTTCAATTTCGGCAACTGCCTGTTCTTCAGCGGTGGTGGCGTTTTTCTTGCCTGTATTTTTTGGTTCAGCAACAGACCAATCTGAATAGACGAGATTTTCGCTATCTTTTACACCTGCAACTGTGCGATAATTTGCACCTTTTTGTTCTTGAAGCCAGATGCGGATTTTACCAGTAGTGTCTTTGGAATAAAGTGTGGGATAGGTTTTAATCATGCCTCTATACTAGGGGACTTTTCTGGAAATGTCAAGTGGTAAGATTTGCGTAAATCTTCATATTCAATAAGAAAGCGAGTAAAGTCTTTGGTTATTTTTTTACCCGCCTTTTTATTTTTTAATATAATTAATGTTTTCTTTAATAATTCTGAATTACTCATCGTTTTCTTCATTACTATTGTCTGCTTCTGCGCTAATCATATCATTTAATTCTTCCAGAAGGGATGCAGCATCATTCTTTATTTCGTCAAAATCGCTTTGCAAGGTTTCTTCTTGAAACTTAAAATCAATGCCATTTATTTTTTCAATTAATTTATCTATTTGATTATGTAATTTATCAGCTTTCATAAGTGAATATACACAAATTATTTAATTGGTGCTGCCAAAACCATGCTCTCCTCTTGACGAAGTATCTAATTGTTCGACCAAATGAAAGTCAATGTCTATATTGGGTTGAGCCATTATTTGACCAATTTTATCTCCCTTTGCATATACATTATGCGGAGAAAGTTGGCAATAGACCTTTGTTCTTCCCTGTTCTGGCACAATAAGCATATCTTCTGGTTGAACAATGTATTTGAAGCGGAACTCAATTTCCCCACGATAACCATTGTCAACCAAACCAATACTATTTGCCAAAATCAAGTTCTTTTTGGAAATGCTTGAGCGGGGAAACAAAAGGGTATGGAATTTCGTTATTTGCTTCAACTTGGTTAAACTTTGGGGAGAAATGAAAAGATTAGTTTTGTAAGCAATGTAATCAATCTTTGACCATGCGTTCATAATGCCATCAAGGTATCTATCAAACTTTTCACCAACAATGATAGGGTCACTTGTTGCAACAACATCATACGCCGCATCATCAGGAGTGGCTCGAAAAGGAACAACTAAATTAGGGATTTTTTTAATTAAGATTTGCATATTTTTATTTATTAAATTATTTTTTCCAATCTGTATGAACCAAGCAATAGGCTGAAATTATTGGAAAGTTTAACAACTGCCAATAATTACATTTTGTTATTTCATGGTTGTGTATTATATTTCCTCCAAAACTAACTAGCCATGACGCATCTCCTTTTGCCATCAAATGACTGGACAAAATTACATTCCTGTCATCTAAATTTGCTGTTGCTTTTTTGTTATTTGTTAGATTGCTTTTAGTTATTTCGACACACTTTATTCCATTTTTCTTTAAATGTTTTAGCATAAAAGAATCAGGATAATGATTATTTCTTGTCTTTAAAGTTTCAGGGGATTTGCCTAAAATCGTTGCAAGAGCATTTGCTCCGCATCCCATTAATGAATTTTCTATTACATCAAATATATGGATTGGAAATTTTTTAACTTTAAATGTTTCCCAATTTATTTTACGATTATAGGTTCCGTTTTTCATAAAAAGGCTCGCCACCGATAATTCGGTGGCGAGTTTGGTTTAACGACTGCAAGAAGGCAAACTCTGTGAGCTTGTCTTGCTTGGGTTTTCAGCGGTTTCTCCTACTTCCTTCTTGGAAGTGGTCGCCTTGACCTTCTTTGGCGAAGTCTTCTTTGTAGAAGCTGCCTTTGCTGCGGTTTTCTTTGGTGTTGCCATAAGATGTTATTACTTCTCTACTATAACCCAAATTTTATTTTGAGTCAATGTTTATTTGAATTAATTCAATACCAAATTCTTTTGCAAGTTCGATTGCAAAATCGTCTTGTTTATATATTTCATTAAAAATAACTTTTTTAATAGAATAAGCAGCAATAGTCTGCATACAAGAACGACAAGGCAAAAGAGTTGTTGCAATAAACTCAACCTCATTAGGCTTACAATGAGCAAGGCAGTTTATTTCGGCATGGATGACTCGCTTTCTGCGCTCATCCCTATCTGACCAATCAATTTCTACTCCTTTTGGAGAACCATTGTAACCAAGAGCAGCAACAGATTTATCAAATCTAATTGCACACGCACCAACCTTAACAAATGGGTCTTGTGAGCGTGTGGAAGCAGTTTTAGCAAGGGCAAGGGCGTATTGTTCCCAACTTGGTCGAATTATTTGTGACATAAAGAAAAGAAAAGAGCAGTAATGGCATTTAAACTATCAATGTGGGAAAGCCCCACTAGCTTGTTGCCATATACTGCTCTTACCATATATTACACTACTGCGCGTTAGACAAATACGCTTCAACAGCAGATTTATTTACTTTTTTTAATTCACAATCCTTAACAATACCTGTCAAAGTTTTGTGAAACGAAACGCGACGATAATTGCCGCTGTTGCTCTTTTGACCAGCGCGAACAACTGCTCCCTTATAATCATACAATCGTCCTGCAACGATGTTGTATGGGCTAGAGAACTTACCATCCTTTGCGCGAGCAACCTTGAGCTTGCGTGTGAACTGACCTTTTGAATTACGAACATTATGATATTTCATATTTGTATATTATTATTTATTTCTAAAAATGTCAAGCATTAAATTCCTGACTTCTTAAATTCTTGGCGTTGGTTGAATGGAGTGGAAAGGAGTTCTTTCTTTACCATAGTAACAATCTTTTTGAATTGAGGATTGGTCTGCAACTTACCATCAATTTCAATGTTTTTTTCGATGCCATGAGTATCGGCGACTTTTTTACGGATTAGTTTTGCATTTTTACCATTCATATTTATTTTATTTAATTTTAATTAGAGGTCGGGATTACTTTCAATGATTCCAGAGTTCATCTTTACATGATATGCTTTGTCATCAATAAAATGTGTGAAATAAGGCATTTTCATGCAAGTTATTTGCATATCTTTTGGTAGCCCATTTTCTTCAAGAAAATTGCTGATGAGATGAACATTATGGTCTGCTTCAGCAGGGGAATGTGCAAGTCGAGCGGTGAAAATAGAAACATGATAACCTTTCTTCAACCAAGATTTGATATTGTCAACCATTTTTTTGATTGGCTTACCAACTCCGTTACCCTGCTTACTCCAGCCTTCGTAGTGGGCAAGAGTGCCATCAAAATCTACTGCAATATGAGCAGACTTATTTTCTTTTTGTGCTGCATCAAGTTCTATTTTCATAATTTTATTTATTATTTTTAAAGTTTTTTAATTCTTTCTTTAAATTTTTCACTTCGTTTTCTCTGGCATCTTGTGGATTTTCCTTGAGGTATTCTAGGCGACCTTCAATCTCGAAATCAGAACCTTCGCAGTATGAACCCAAATCTTCCCTCAATGCTATTCCATCAAAGCTATACCAATCAGGGTCAAGCTCCTCTTGGACTTCTCCTTTACTAATAATTGCTTTACCAACAAATGCCCCGCCTTCATCGCTATACTTTATTTCAAAAGTCAAATCTGAGAACTTTTTGCTTGCATTTACAAAGAAAGCAGTCGGAGGACTCCAAGCTGTGCAAAAACTAATATCCGCTTCAAAAGTGCAAAGACTCCAAGTTCCAATCTGATAAGCGTTCCACTTTGTTCCCCAATTATGCACTTGCCAGCTATACCAATCATTAAAACCATATTCCTTGATTAATTTGTCGCTCTGTTCTTTGGTCATGCCAAAACTATGTTTTGTAGGCTCGCCCCAAATCTTGTCTCGCTTTTCTTTGTCCTTTTTAGGGGATTTGTTATATTTGTCCCACTCCTTATCAAGTTCTTCTTGGGTTAAGATGTCAACTGGAGCGGTTGTTCCAACAAGCTCTTTGGGGATAGGAACGATGGTAGAGAAATCAAACTTACCCTCTGTGTTCTCGTCCACTTTTCCATGATTAACAGTTTCAACGAACTTTTTAATTTTGGCTTTTGTGCCAGTTATTTTTAGATTGATTGATGTATGATTAGGCATAAATTAAAGATATAGTATGTTTATATATTTGTCAAGATGTATTAGTTAGACCAAAAACTCGTCATGCCATTATTTATATCTTTATTTCTGATTTTAAAAAACTCTTGGGGCAAATTATAACTGATTGTGTAATTGGTTTGTGATGCGGGGACTGTATCTTTTAATGACCAATTATTTAAATCGGGGGATGACCAAATTTCCACAACGATGTTAGTTGATTTGAGGTAGGGTTCATTAGTCCAAACTAATTGGGCATTTTTCGCGCAGCCTTGACAAGCAAAAAAAAGAACTAATAATAGTATTTTCATATAAAGAATTTTAATTTTTATCTTTTATAGCAGTTTGAGCTTCTTCTATTGTATTATACCAGCAATATTTTCTTGCAGGTTCAACTGGCAATGTCATTTCACAAATTGTTCCATCTGTTCTTTTGGAATGAAGATGCAATGTCGAACCCTTAACGACAGGATTATTATACTGCTCATCGCTAAAGTCTCTGGATTGGATGCCCATGAGCTTCCACTTTTTAGACCCCTGCTCTTGAAAATAATTAGAAATTTCCATAGCTTTTTTCTTGATATGTTCTGGAATGCAGTCGTAGTCCAATGTGGGGCTAGGAGTCAGTTCTTCGCAAGAGTATTTCATATATAAAGAGTATATTATATTTTGGTAGTATTGTCAAGAAGATTAGGGTTCTCAAACATATTACCAACCATAGTCATAGTTGTTTCTAATAGCCACGCCTCTAATTTTACTTTAATTTTAGCCTCTTTAAAATAGCACATAAAACTACCAGATTCAAATATTACAAGTCCTCCGACAGTTTCAGAAAAGATGCCTTCATCACTTGTTGTTATATGCTTAATTATATCACCCTCATAAATTTCTTTACCATTTTTATCTTTGAGTCCTGTATATTGTTGAATAACGAATCCTTGCTTTTGGAATGGGTCATTAACGTAGAAATAAAAGCCTCCTTTGTCCCAGCAATTATATTTCTCATCCCAAGCTCTAAATTTAATTTCTCTATTCATATTATTTTAACAATTCAGGGTTTTCAAATATGTTGCCAACCACCTCGAAATCGTACAAAACATCCACCATTGAATACCACCATGTATAATCTGCAGATTTGTATTTTCCAAAAACAAATGCACAATCCTCGGATGAATACCATACCTCGGCATTTTTTATATTTTCCACTTCAGGCCCATGATTCATTCCACGTTTAGTGAAATTTACAATATCACCTTCGTAAATCTCTTTACCATTCTTATCTTTAAGTCCAATATATTGTTGAACAATACAATCGTCTTCATCACATTTGAAATATCTATCGAAAGCGGTAAATTCATTAAAATCTTTGTGATTAAAATAACACGGATAATCCAAAAACTTTTTAGGAAGTTTGTCCCAAACTCTAAATTTAATTTCTCTATTCATATAAAGAGTATATTATATTTTGCTGGTATTGTCAAGAAGATTTGAAGTTTCAAATATATTACCAATGATTTCAACATCACCATCACAAATATCATCAGGGGTAAATCTATTTTGGTGGTATTTTACTTCATATATATTACTACGAAACATGTGAGATAATGGTGTTTTAATTATATCACCTTCATATATCTCTTTACCATTTTTATCTTTGATTCCTGTATATTGCTGAACAATACATTCATCCTCATCACATTTGAAATATCTATCAAAGGCAGTAAATTCATTAAAATCTTTGTTATTAAAATAGCAAGGATAAACCAAAAACTTTTTCTGAAATATGTCCCAAACTCTAAATTTAATTTCTCTATTCATAGTTCCCTCTTTTGGTAATAAAATTTGATTGCCATATTTGTAAATTTAATTGCTTCTCTGCAAGTCATCCAGCCAGCACCAAATTGGTCATAGCAGTATTTTTCGCCATAATAAAATATAATTTTATTTTTAGCCCATTCTTGTTCGTTTTTAGAAATTTCCAAACGCCAATGAGAACCCCTAGCTCGAAAATAATAGAATTCTCCTGTTGGAAGATAGCCTTCGGCTTCAACTGGGCAATTTCCCCCTACTTTTATTTGATAAGGATTTTGAAATTTAAAAGCAAACCAGTCTAGTATTGAGTTGTATTTGCGATGCAGCGACCAATAAAGTTTCATATATCTAAAGCTAACATTTTTTTGTTAATTGTCAAGAACAAATTAATGGGCAATGTTTATTAACGAAAGAATTAAAAGGTTTTAATTCGCTAGAGGAAATCATATATTCAGTTTGCTGAAATACAAAAGGATTGTCTTGAGGAGAGGTTGGGTCTATTTCTCCTTTGTTAAATAAAATTGATTTATTTTTAAAACTCTCCCATGATATTGCTCCAAGCAACCAAGCATAGTCAAAGTTCTTATGGACGCGAATAAAAGCAAAGTAATCACACTTTTTTGTTTCTGCACAACCGATTGGAACAGAGCATAGGAATCCAACTCTGGGAACAACTCCACAAGTTTTAGTTTTTACATCAATGGTTTTGCCGCTACGAATTAAATCATAATGGTAATTGCTAACATCTTCTGCCCCCAGATATTGCCTGACTAAAATTTGACCAATTAGCCCACTTATTTGGCGTTCGCCTTTCATAAATGAACCTTTTAAAGTGCCAAGCTCTTTGTGGCGAGATTCAGCCTCTTGAATTATATCTGAAGATATTTTAAACTTAATCATTTTAAAATGGTCGTAGCGGTGGGATTTTCGCCCACATCCTAACAGTTATAGACTATTTGCTCTTTATATTTGAGCTACGCTACGATTAAATGGTTGACCCTGTCGGCAGTTGTCCCGACAACCTATCGTTTATGAGACGATTGCTCTAGCAAAGAGTTGAGCTAAGGGTCAATAAATTGGTGGCTCTGGCGACTTCGACATCGCAATCCTTTCGGCGTGGGTTTTTAAGACCCATGTGTATGCTTTCCACCACAGAGCCAATTTACTAAATTGGTGCGCTTGGCGGGATTTGAACCCACAATCCTTTGCTTAGAAGGCAAATGCTTAATCCAATTAAGCTACAAGCGCAAACTCTATATCTTATATTACCAGCCCCTCTCTAAAAGTCAAGCAAAAGTGTAATAACTTTTAGTGAATAAATTTAAACAATTTTATTTTAATTTAATATGCTTGTGCAATGTTTTATTGCGAGGCAGATTTTCAAAAGTTTTTTTCTTTTTAAACGGGTTGATGCGAAGCATTTTTGGCTAAAATTTGTTCGATTGCAAGGTCTTTTTGTTTTAGTTCGCAATCCCAATAGACTTCCATACCATAATTATTTGGCACTCCAGTAGCATAATCGGCGTGTTTGCGTGTGCCGTCAACGCCTTCGCTGTAATGAAACAAAGGGGTTTCGCTCCATGTGCTATATGCTTTTTTAAAGGCTTGTTCTTCTGTCAGGGAGCCATGACAAAACTTTTGATGCAGGGAATCAAATGTAATTGGCAAACCAAGTTTATCGTAAAAGTATTGGATAAGATTAGGAATATGCCATGTGCCATCTTTGTTGTCATTAACTTCTATAACAAGACGCTTTTTGACGCTATCAGATAATTTAGCATAGTTTTTGGCAAACTCTTGGAAAACTTTTTCTGGTTCACCATCTTGGCGGCAATGTATATTTAACGGCGACCAATGCGATTTCGGTAGGTCAAGGAGGTCAAATATCTCGCCGTGTTGCTCCAAGTCACGAATAGAGTTGCTAATAACATTGCTGTTAGTATTGGTAAGAGAAATATACTCACTAGGATGAGCAGATATGCGGATTCCAGTATTTTTGATAATTTGTTTGACATTGTTGATTTCCTTAAAAATCTTATCAGAATTAGGCAGGTCTGATATGCTCATGTTTACACTTGGATGATTGATTACTGGAGTGAGTCCAGAAGAAAGGCGGTAGCCCTTGATGCCAGAATCGTGGCAGTATTGAATTATTTCACCTGTAACCTCAAAATTATTGAGGATTCGTGCAGAAAGAATTTCTAATGCTTCTTTGCGTGGCAGGGAGGCAAAGCGGGTGTAAGTCATGGTTTGAAACTTATAACCCTGCTCTTGGAGACGCAAAGAAATACAACAAAGGGATAAATTCATATAAGGAATATATTGGAACTTTACAGGATAGTCAACAAGATTATCAACTATCTTTAGGTTTTGGGGTAGTCATACATTTATAATTAGCCCATTCCTCATCTGTTAGCTTTCTCTTTGCTGCTTTCTCTACTTTTGCGCGGCGTTTTTGGTCGGCTTCAATAATAAATTTATTTGGTTTTATATTATTATTTAATTTATAGTCCATGTTTAATGAGTCAAAGATGACGACTTATAGAATACTGTTGGCTTACCTTTGCCTACTTTTTCTCTTTTGGATTCATTTATTTCGCCCTTTTCGATTAATTTTTGAATTGCGGGGTAAATGTTATGCTTTTTAATATTTTTATTTAAAAGTTCTAAATCTTTGATAGAGAATTCTTTATCTTGGGGATAAGTTAATTTATTTTGACCACGAACAACAACTTTGCCACCCTCATCCACTTCTTTGGTCTTGTTAATTATTTCGTCAAGATGGTCTTTCATATAGCCAATCTTTTTGTGGGCAGTTAGCAAATCTACACAAGTAAATCCGAGTATTCCCCACTTTTCATTAGAGGGATAGACTTCGCTAGGCTCAATTACATTGCCACCAATCTCATATCCATTATGGCGAGTAATTTTAATGGCTTCATACCATTGTTTATTTACGCCTTCTTTTGTTTGCTTGTAGATTGCAAAGTCTCCTTCGCGCCATACCTGCTCAAAGGTAAAGCCATTCTTATTAAACGAATCTTGTAATTTTTTGTATTCCATGTTTTAAAGATACATGAAATTTGTAGATGTGTCAAGAATAAATTATTTCCATTTAAAAACCCCATAAAGGTTCATAAAGATAAAAATTCCATTCATTAGATACAAGGGAGGCTGATGAGTCATTACTCCATATATCGTCCACATTGAAGAACAGGCAAATCCTAACATCCAACACCATTTATTTTTATGGATATTAAGATATACCGCCCAGACATTTATAATAAATGCTGACCAAGAGAATATGTCCATTATGCCGTTTCTTTTAATGCTTCAGCTATATTTGGGAAATGTTTAAAAAGTATTTCTTGAATATGAGAGAAAAATTCTTTTTCGGATAAATTACATTTCATTTTATTACAAATTTTACAACAAGGGACACAATTATTTATTTCATACCCCATATTATTATTAAGCCTATCTATTCCGTTATATTTCCAAGAATTTAATTTACTAGTTCGACTTTCGTTGCTCCAAGATTTATCACAATAATGACATTTTTGTTCACAAATTTTTACAAAATTATCAAAAGTTAATTCAAATTTTCTTTTTTTATCTTTTGCATTCTTTTTGTAAGATTCAAAAGTTTTATTTTTGGCTCCAGAAGATGTTATATCGCATCTGCAACCCAAAAAACTTTCCCTCAAAATACTAGATGCTTGATATTTATATTGACTTTTACAATCAAGGCATTCACATAAATATAGATGCCCTTGATGATTATCAAATTCTGAATTTTCTTTCAAAAGAGACACCACAAATATTTTTCCGAAAGTTTTGCCTGTTAAATTTCTATAATATTTCTGATTGCATCCACAAGATTTTATCTTATTTTTTAATAAATGACTAGAGACGATTGTTTCTTTGCCGCACTCGCAATTGCATTTTACTTTAACATGTTTTCCAGATTGATTAGCTGGGATTATTTCTTTTACAATTAATTTCCCGAATTTCTGGCCTAAATATATACTGCTTTTTCTTCCCATATAATTTTATTACACATTAATCGAGGAGTTGGTGTCATTATTATTCAAATTAAATGCTTCTATGGTATATTTAAAAGGATTGCCTTCAATGTTTTGAACTTGAAACAACATTTCGGCGGCAATTTCGCGGATTTCTTTTTGAGCATCAGGTTTATTACGCAGATGCAAGAAGTGAGCAAAACTTCTCCAATTAAACATTACATCAGCTTGAATTTGAGAATTATAAGTTTTAAAGAATCGAGCCGACTCTTTGGCTCGCTTACGACCTAGAACTGGCTCAAGGTCTTTGACGCATTTATGATATAGAGCATTACCTTGTTCTACATAAGATTGAAGGTGCGTTAGCCATTCTACTTCAACATTAGCATTTTCCAATTCGGAATCTAAGATTCCTTTCCAATCTTCTGGCAAGTAGTACTTATCCTCCTTTAGCTCTTTATAACGAGCCGACTCGCCATTAACAGACACACCAACGCGATGCTTAATAATATGTATATGGGAAGCAATATCACAATTTACAAGAAAATGTAAATTTGATTTTTCAAATGGCGTATGATGTCCAGCTTCAGCAAGCATTTTTAACAATTTGGGGATTCTGTCGCGTTTTTCAGCAGTAATATCTCGACTTGTAGAAGTCCATGCAGAACAAGCGTGAATTTCATCGCTGCCATAGTGTCCAATTAGTTCTACTGCATTTTTATAAGTATTCATGTAATTCGTGTATTTTATATTCTCTGATTTCATAAATATACAAGTTATTTGTATATTTGTCCAGATTATTATACTATCTTTCTAAACGATTATGAAAAATACTAACACTCTTTTAAATAAAAATCAAGTTAAATATATTTGAAAATAATTGGCTCCCGTATATGGAAAACTAACATAATAATGGTTTCCTCCCATTGGGGATGCCGTTTTTTCAGTATTAAATGGTCCAAATTGATTTTCGCAAGATTTTGCCAAAAAATTATTTGAACCAAAATATGCCAAATTAATAAAATCAATTAAAATAGTATTTGGAACTGTTAATTTATCTATAGAAAAAATAAATGATGAATAAGAATTTGTGAATTCTTTAATTGGAATTACTTTTTTATTTTTACCATCATACGCTGTTATATATCCTAATAACAGCCCATAATAAGGAGAATTTACGGATGTTGAAAATGGTTTTTCTACAGGTGTTCCATAAACTATATTTAATCCAGATATATTTTGGCAAATAATTTTGGTTGGTTCTGGGGCAGTTTTTTCGCATACTCCTGCGTAAATTCCTCCTGTTGCAAGGATATACCCCGCCGCAGTAATGTCTAAACAAGCAATCACTTTACCCACATGAGAAGTTATATTTCCCTTGCTTCTTATCCAAGAATTGCGAGAAATAACATCTCTTTCACTATAAAGATTTCCCGTGGTTTCTATGAAACTCTTTGCCGAAATATAAGAGGCATTGATGTTCCCTGCTGAAATTGATGAAGTGTCACTATCTAATCCGCTTCCATTAATATTTCCGATGCAATATATTGCTCCGCCAGTAGCGTGTAATGCTCCGCAATTTGCATAGCCATCAATAATAATTGAGGCAGCAGTAATGTCTGCATTATTACCCGCTATTCCTGAAACAGAAAATATTCCTTTGCAATAAGCAGAATTTGTTACTTGATATCCAGAATAAAAACTTAATATTCCACCAATATTTATGTTTCCATTTGGTGCCCAAGGAGCAGTATAGCAGTTTTTTCCGATATTTAAATTTCCTGACGATGACACTATTCCTCCTCCGCCACCGAATCCAGATTGAATTCCAGGAAATACATTACCTCTAACAGTAAAGTCACCGAGTGAATCTAATGTTCCATAAGCATTTTTTCCTATATAAGCCGAACCAAACCAACCATCTGCAACATTTAAATCTCCACCAATTTCTATTTTATTTGCATCAGCAAAAAAACTAATTACATCTCCACCAGCAGTCAAAAAATTAGCACTAATACTACCGCTTGAGGTGACTCCTACCGCCTTAATATCCCTTGCCGCAGTAACTTGACCGCTAAAAAGGATATTTCCACTTGAAGAAACTATTTCTCCACCGCAATTAAGACCATAACTTCCTTTTATATCATTTAAAGCATAGATACTATTTATTGAGTTAATTTGCCCTCCACCAGAAATAAAATCACCACAAGAAACTTCTCTAGCATGAATACTAATATTTCCTGATACTTTTACGGCATTAGGCAAAGAAACTGGGAGCCAAAAAAAATTTATTCCATCATAGGTTCCACTATGCTCAATCGTTAAACTGCCTCCGACATCACTTAAATCTACTGGATGCAAAAGATTACCATAGTAATCAAAATCCTCACTTTTTAACTCAATATTTTTATTATAACCCATATAGAAGATAATTACACTTTTGGGTAATTATCAAGTTATACTTGGCGATGGGCTTCATAAGGATTCTTCTTATTTGACTCTTTAGCGTTCAATTTTGGGGCTTTTGATTTGCCCCAATCAATCTCGTCGTAATTATTTTTAAATTTTGAAGAAAAGCAATTTCGTGGCTTGTCACCCTTTCCTGATGTTGGTTGTGATTTATCCGCCATAAACTTTATTCATTACTTTTAACGCACCCTTGGGGTTATTATATAAGACATCTAACATCCAATCTTGGGCATTGGCTTGGGTAGCTTTTGGATAAAGCTCCATAAGTAACATAGTTACTTTATCTTCCAAAGGTGAGATGGACTGTTCTTGAATAATTTGGACTTGTGTTACAATGTCTTTGATTTCTTTTTTTATTTGAGTTTTGTTCATATTATAAATCTTTCAATTTTTTTATTTCTAATTTTCCGTTGGAGATTATTAAGTATTCATTTAAATGGCAATCTATATCAAGATTGTCACAGGTTTTTAAATCTAAACTGCCATCAGTATGGTGATTTAAAATTATATTATGGCTGCTATGCCCAACAAGCTGTTTTAAGCCGTCAATAGGCTCAAACTCTGTGTCAAAGTCCTGCCAAGTGATGCCGCCAATCTTTTGTCTGCCGCCCCTGCCCTCACCTGCACCATAGAACCAATGGTGGCTTCCATTAATTAATTTGGGAACTGCTTGATTTACTTGCTCATCTAACCAAGTTGTAATGGCAGGTTTATTTATTTCTTGGTTAAAGGGGAATGAGCGACTGTTAATTCCCGCATGGGAGCAAAGGAAATCGTCAATCCACAAATACCATAAGAATTTATCCCTGATTGGGGGCAAAAAGCTACCCAAGTAATCAGTTATAAACAAGTCTTTATCTCTGCTATAACCACTACATATAGTGGAGTTGTTATCAAAAAGATATTGTATATCGTGGTTGCCAATGCAAGTATAAAAGTTGTCTTTAAAAAGCCACTTCTTTAAGAAGTTGCAAGTTAATTCCAAATCCCTCTCTGAATTTAGATTAAAGCTGTCGAACCAATCGCCAAGGCACACAGCAACATCATATTTCTCTTTGTTGAGAAGATGCTCAACATAAGGAATATTTTGATGCGGGTCACTAAAGACCAGTATTCTTTTGTTTTGGCTGCTTAGGTTCATTTGGCTTAATTTTTTTATATGGGCAATTTTTACATCCATTGTGGCAACAAAAACCCCTTTTCAAGAGGAACTCCTTACTCAGGGGCCTGTGCTTCATTCGTGTTTTGATACAAAGTCAAGATAAGAGTTTTCTGGAGGAACAAACCCTGCGGCAAGAAGATATTTCTCAAATGCCTCAAGCATCTGGGGCAGAGTTACATCTCCATCAATACCAACTATTGCTGTTTGGCGAGGAACATCTTCAATATCCGATTCTTGAACTTCGTAGATGAATTTATGATTGTGTTTTAACATATTTTAATATTATTGTTTATTTACTTTCTTGTCAACACCTTTTCTGCATTTTTTACAAAGGGTTTTGTTCCATCCTTCTTTATTTTGCGATACTCCTTCGTTTGTGCCGCATTGTTCACAAAGACCATAAGACAATGATTCTGCCAAACAAATTATGCCATCTATGTAAGCATCTCTCCTATCTACATGCAAACGCAATCCTGCAAATTTTTCTTTAATCTGCATTACTTTTACTTTTAAAGAAATTTTTGGATTAATGTATCTAGGGTCTGCGCTCAAATATTTAAAGAGTATTCGATAGGTTTTTTCGGGAAATAACTTTGCAATGCGAAAAAACAAATTATTCCAAAATATTTTATTATACCAAATTTTGACTTGATAAAAGCGTTCCTGATGCCATTCTGGATTTTTGGCATGATAATCAATTAAATATAATGTTTTGTCTAATAGATTATACCAGCCATCTCCGCATCCAATACCTCTATGGCGTAACGGAGACTTTTCTTCCAGATTAAATAGCTCTGGATATTTATTTATTAATTTGTTTTGTAATTCTGTTTTCATATCTACCTTCACAATAATCTAAAACATAGTCGAGGTCAAGCCCTATTTGTCTTGGAGAGTAATCTAATGTATTAAATTCAGTTAATTCTGCGCCCCTGCGCCATTGATTAAATTTACGAAGACGAATAACTGTTTCTTCTAATTCTTTTTTCATATTAAAATTGTTGGTTATATTTTGGATACATTGCGCTCAACATATCGGATTGATGTAAAATGATTGCCTCTAGAGACTCTGGAAGAACTGGGGAACCCCAGTCTTTTATTCCATGATGGGAGATAATGCAATGCTGCACCATTATTATATATTTTCTATCTACTTCATTTTTAATTGCCATTGCGGTGAATTCGGCGTTTGACCCAGAAATATGGTGAATTTTTTTAACATAATCAGTTTTTTGAAACTTTGGCATATGATAAGAGGAAAGACCATTATTTTCTTTCCATTCGTATTCCCAAATCTTAGCCAAGTCATGCCATAGAGCCGCAGAAATTAAAACGTCTTTATTGCAATAAGGGAATCTTTGACTCAAATAATTTGCGTTATCTGCAACTTCTAGCGTGTGCAGTATCAATCCGCTTTTAAAATTATGATGATGTTCAAGGGAGGCTGCATGAGTCCAGAAATTTGGGTAATTATATAATTCTTGACAAGTCTTTGATAATTGCTTATTTTTGATTAAAGAAATAAAATAAGAGAAAGACTCTTTAATATCTTGTTGTTTTTGAATAACCATATCAGATATTATACTTTATTTATTTCAAAGTCAATAAAAAACCCGCCAGTTTTTCACTAGCGGGTTTGTGTTTTGTTTTAGTTTTTTTAGAACTTCCAATTTAGACCAGCGCGAGCAGTCAAACCATCTCCTCTATTTTGAAGGCTAAAGTCATAAGCGACAGAAGCAAACAAATTTACTCCCTTGTAGCAGAAGGATTCTCCAACAACGGGAGAGAGCGACCAGTTTTCCTTTTGGTTTTCGCCGTAGCTAAGAGAAGTTTCTCCTGCGACAAACGGCGCAAAACCACCGAACGTCAACTTGTCAACATCTTGACGGAAGGCAAGGCTTGTGATGCCTGTGCTATCTGCACCATCAGTTGTCAAACCATAGGCTTGACTGATGCCAAGAGATGTCTGACCGACTACATCAGAAAAAAGATTTGTTGAGGCAGAAATTTCTGCGCCAACAACATTTTCGCTGCTCTTGAAGTTGTGGTTATATAATGCTTGCGAAGAGAAATCAACCGCCGAGGCAGTCAATGTCAAAGCAAGAATAGCTCCGATAGTTAGTGTGAATAGTTTATTCATATATATTTTATTTTTTCCGACATACAAGAAATACTAAACCATTTAGTATTTTTTGTAAATTATTTAAATCTTTTTAAACATTTTGCTTGCATTTCTACGCGTAGCATTTTTAGGAACAAACAGTTTGCTGCTGGTGGCACGATTAATGAATTCTTCTTTTGTAATTAAAACATGATTATAATCATCGTATGATTCCCAGCCTTTTGGGTCAACAATGGGAATACCCATCTTCATCGCCCAAACTTGACCAGAATGTTTTTGTTCTCTCATACTATCTTATAATAAGTCTTATTTGGCTAACTGTCAAGCATTTTTAGGCTCCTCAGTTTTAATTAATTTATAAGGTTTAACAATAATTATTTGGGTATAATCATTTGAAATTCTGGTTGCATTTCCTCTAACGCCTATCTTCAAGTGCTTATCTACATAATGCCATAAACCCTCAAAATCTTTCTTTTTTCCAAAATTTTTGAGCTTTTCTTGGTGTTTTTTAGGAATATCTTGAGTTATTTGGTGTTCAAGTTTATTTCCAGCATCATCATAAAACTTTGGGATATATTCGTAATCTGCTAATGCACCATCATAAATGTTGGTCATGTGTTCCATGATTGGCTCTTTGGAAATGGCAATATGTTTCTGAATTTCTTTCTTTATTTGGAATGCTTCGTTAAACTTGGCGACTTCTGGGTGATAAATACCGAAATTGCGAGAATCAATCTTATGGCGTAAATAATCTTCTATTTCACGCTTATCGTCCCAATCTAGCCTACCAAATTTGGGATTGTGTTCTAGGCAATATGCAAACTGATTTAAGCCAAGGCGAGAATAGCACTCAAGTGCCCTCATAATAGAGTTTAAGCCGTCTTCTGTAATTTTGATATTAAATGTTTTTTTCATAATTTATTTGGCAATAAAATAATTCCAATCTGGATGAACTGCGCTTTTTATTGCGTAAGCGACAGGCAATGGTTGCGGCTCTCTGTGATTAAAAAGAGCTTTTAAACCAACCTCCTTCAAGGGTTTGTTTCCTCTCCTGCTATTTATATCTTTGTCAACCACCATCAAGTTTTGAAAAGTTTCGCCGCCGCCCTTACTTTTGGGGCGTTTATGTTCTATACTCATTGCTTTCATTGGCATTTTCTTGCCTGAATAACCGCAGATGCCTTTTTGCATTTCATAAAGCAGCGTTTTTGTTGCTCTAAATTTGCGCATAGGCATTTTGCTATAGTTAGTCATTATGATGGTGGGGCATCTTATTTGCAGTCTTGATGTATGAACTATTTGGTCAAGACCTTCTCGAAAATCAACCATCAGCCATTCTTCAAAATTATAATTTTGAAAAGTTATTACATTTTCCAAATCAAATGTCCCGTCTGGGTTTTTGGCGTAAATAATGTCAATAGCTTTAGAAGAATATTGGTTTCCATCAATCGTTGAATTGAGGGCAATAAGGGCTTTCTTGGGAGAAACTGTTCCTATTGGTTGATACAGAGCGTTAAGAACCAATACGCTATTCCGATTCATAAATTCTGACATATAAAGCAATATATCAGCTATTGCCTTTTATGTCAAACACTAAATCAAAAATCTGTTGGACTGGGCTTTGCTGGAGTAGAAGAAGAATGATGGGTCTCAATAAGCTCAGATTCTAAATTTATAACAAAAGTAAATCTGGCGCGAACTGGATTTCTACCCTCTTTGTCGTCAAGCATAAAAGTATAATTGCCGTCAGCAATGCCATGCTTGTCCCCAAGAGATTTAAAAATGATGCTATTGAGCGTTCCCTGTGGGTTTTTCTGGACGAACATATCAAAGTAGGTCTTGATTACTGACCTGCCTTGTTTAACATTTTCCGCGACTGTTCCAAGCAAAACTCCCTGTTCTGCATACAGATTGGCTATCTGTGTTGGGTCTCCGCCTTCAACAACTTCAAGCCAATTATTGACAATTTCGTAAATTCTTTTTGATTTTGTGTCTAGTTCATTATTCATATATTTATATTAACAGCAATGACCTTTTTTGTCAGGAGTTTCTTTCTTTTCTCGATAATTATAAAGTTCTCTATAAGTATCTTGCGTTATAGAGTCAATTTCTTTAACGACTTTTGCTAGTGACTGAGTGGTATCAACTTTTTCTATTTTTGTAATATGTTTTGAGATAATTTTATTAATTTTTTTATTCATTAATTGAGTTGGTTATTTATTGGCTTTGAAATTTTTCCTTTTTTTAAATTTTCTATGCCTTCTTCTATTATTTGCATTGTTGTATCTTCAGTTACTATTTCGGGATTTTGCTCTATTGCTTCTGCAATTATATCAATGATTAATTCTGGAGATACTGAAGTGACCCAATCGCAGCTTTCGCAAAGATGATTAACTTTTTCTAAATAAAATTTAAAGAGTTTTTGTCTATCAACAATTAATTTACTCAT